AAGAATCTGAATATGGTATTGCACATATCCTCAATGGGGTTGGGCCATGTCACCCAACACAGTGTCGTTGATGTTGTCTTACAGTTTGTTTATAATGTGTGAGCCATGCACACGAACTTGAATATGGCCATTGTAATAATCTGTTGATTCTAATACTTTTCTTGTGAATTGCTCTCTTGCTTCAATGTATGAACATTCTGATTTGGAGTTGCAATAGTAAAGTATTTCTCTGGTGAAGTTTTCGGTGCCTAGTTTTTCGATGTCTGAAGTTAATTCTGGGCTTGACCCATAGTACTCTCGCCAATCGCTGTCGATCTTTGAGCGTATCTTTTTCTTCTTCTTTGTGCCGTTCTTTTGTGTTACAGTTTTGTAAGTTGTTTTGCTAAATTTTGCTAATTTTTTGCCTATGTACTTGCGTCCAGATAGATTATTTGTGATCAGATAAACAAAACCTACACATTCTTCGGGCAGTGTCTCAATTGGGGTATTTTGATAAAGCCATGTCATGTGTGATTTTGATTATGTGCTATAGTTAGTCCTTTTACCAAGCAGTAGCGTATTTTTCGTCAACCAATGCACTAGAGCATTTGGTTTGACATTCTTGCCACTGGAAAGTTTGAAACTGGTCATCCCAAAATTTATCTGCTAATACTTCCGTTAGAGTTCTTGTGTTTAGATCAAAGTTGTTTGCTAGTTGTTGCCAGTCTGAATTGTGATTGTATCTGTTGGCCACCCAACAGCAGGGAAATAGCCTGCCGCGGGCATCAATGTACAATCCTTTGTTGCCTATCTCGCATAACGGTGTAACACCGTTATGACTTTGGGTTTGGTTGAATAGTCGGTTGTTTGTGAATGGAATTGCAGTCCATTCACCTGCTTCTGTTAGAGGAGTAACTTCACGTTCAAAGCGATGTGAACTGCTGACAAATTTTACACTGGGTTCAAGTGGATCGTCAACGCCATATGATGAATACACGCTGCCAAACTTTGTGCTCTTGGTCAATTGAAATTGGTCCACACCAAGTTGTTGGGCAACTTTTTTCATGGTGTCTATGTGTTGCTCATTAAACTTAAATGCAATGGCGGCCCACACTATTCGACACTGACTGATCTCACGAAGAACCTGTAACCCCGCAATAATGCTGTTGTAGTCACTGTTGACACGATATAGATTGTTGCTGGTGTTGTCATACCCGTCCACACTAAAATGCACACTATCATGGGAATCCAACATTTTTCCTAGTTCCATCCACCAATCTAATTTCTTATGGGACCCATTGGTAACAATGACAATTTCAACAGGTTTTATACTTTTAAGATAGACAATTACCGCAATCAAGTCATGTGCATAGATAGGATCACCATCATCGCCGCAGAATGTAATCTTCTCAACATTGGCTCTCACAAACTCAGGAGTAAAGTTGCGTTTGAAAAATTCTAAATTTAATTCTGTATTCACAAGACCATCAGGCACTTCTTGACGAGCACAGCGAGGACACCGCAAGGTACACTTGCTGGATATCTCAATGTGAAAATGCCAAGTGGCTAACACAATTCAACTTCTTTCTGCCACTGTTGATCAAACACAGTGCCTACATTGGTGGTGCCACAAGTGGCAGAACACACCAAATCTTGTGTGGGAATCAAATTGATGTCTGTGATAAAATCTTTTTGTCTTGCTCCTAACCAACAACAAGGCCCAATGTTTCCTTTTGCATCTATATAAACACTTTGATCTTTCAACGCACGACAATCAACGTTGATGGTATTTGATACAATTGGTTTCCAGTTGGTAGGAAATTGCAATCGCTCAGTGAACGGTCGCTTAGATACCTTGGCCCTAAACCATTTGAATCCCATGTCTTTTGCCAAACGTTCACATTCGTCGACTTGATGTTGATTGTGTCGATATACCAACATGTCCCAATGTGCTGATCCGCCGGCAGCAATATACGCTCGAATATTGTGCATGAGTCTGTGCCAATCAACACCTTGACGGTATGTTGCATTGGTATCTTCCAATCCGTCAATGCTAAACACACAGTAATCTTGTGATTGATTGAAAATGCGTCCTAGTTCGTGCCACCACACAGTGTTTTGTAGTCCGCCATTGGTGTTCATGCCCAACACAATGTTTTTGTTGAGTTGGCGGAATTCTCTATAGATGTCTAAAGTATATTTGCCAGCAGCTGGATCACCGTAGTTGCCGCACATGAACATTTTGTCTAACTGTGTAATACGGTCAACATCAAAAACTTTTGTGATTTTATACATGTCCAAGTGATGCTGAGATTTTTTATTAAAATCAGCATCAGTTTCTCTGGCACACAATGCACATGCGGCTTGACAAACATCAGTTGGTTCTAAGTGCAAAACTTTTATTTCACGCAAGATCTACATCCGTGTTGTAACTGGTAAATCCATTTTCTTTGATGACCTTGAGTATGTTCTCCACACGACCTGCTAGTTCATCTCTATGACTCACAAGCCAAATACTCGTGTGCCGTTCACGAGTCATCTTCTTTAACAACGCTAGACTGGCTTCCACACCTTGTGTGTCCAGGCCAGAATCAATCATTTCGTCAATGAACAAGATGTTGATGGGATGATACAAACTTTCCCACACATCACGGAACGCCCATGACATTGACAGTATGAGTCGATTGCGTTCACCACGGCTCAAATTGTCAAAGTCCAGTTCACGACCCAGTTCTTCAATGCTCACACTCAAATCATTTTGAAACTTCACAGTGTGCGGCAACCCAATGCGATCCAAATAGTGTGTAAGCCTTGCGTTCAAGTAACTCAAGTTTTGATCAATGATCTTTTTGCGAACAAAACTATCCTTGGATGTCAATAATTTAAGCAAGAATTCTTGATGCTCTTGTATGCGGGTGAGTTCATTGATGGTGTCATAACTGACCACTTGCAAGGCCTGTTGTTGCATGTCTTCAATTTGTTCGCTGTAGGGATCAGTTTCAGCATGCTTGCTGGTGATTTGTTGTAGCAAGTTGTTGACTTGTGTAGAGTGTTTGACGGCCTGTGCTTCTGTGTCGTAGTGTGTGGCAGGCTGTGCGCCCAGTTCCACTGCAACATAACCCACAAGTTGTTCAGCGTAAGGATCCGTTTCTGCTGCCTTGTCTGTGATCTTTTGCTGTATGTTTTCTAGCTCACTGCTGTGACGAATGGCCTCAGCTTCGGTTTTGTAGTGTGTTGTTGGCCTGGTGCCCAATTTGCCCAATGCTTTCAGTGCATCAGTATTTTCCATCCACTGCCCATTTGTGGCCAATATTTGTAGTGCAGCCTCCTGCAAACTTTTACGTTTGGTTTCTAATACTGATTCATGAGCACCGTCGTGAAATTCTTGTCCACAGGCATAACACTTGTGTGCTTCTAGTTCAGCAATCTCCAATTTTAGTTTTTCAACTGTTTTTTGTTCTTTGTTCTCGTCGGCTACACAACGAGCAATGAGTTTTTCAAGTTCAGCAATGTCTTTGAACTTTTGATTGTACGTTGCTAGATCTTGGTGTGCTTGCAGTTCTGCCCCGATGTCAATATGACTGAGTTGGTTATAACTGGCTTGTAAGGCAGTGATTTCCTTGGCTTGTGTTTGTTGCCAGGCAGTTTGGTATGCCAGCAATCGACCATGTGCATCTGCTTGTTTCTTGCGCTCAGTCCATAATGCAAGATCTTTGTGTGCCAACAACTCTGCTTCAATGTTGACTCGGGCCAAGTCATCATATTGACCCACAAGATATGCTAGATCACTGTTGTATTTCTTTTGCCACAGTACTTGTCGTCGGCGCAGGCTTTCTATTTGTTCTTCAATGCGCTTGTTGGCTTCTTGCACAGCACGTACTCTAAACTCTTCAGCTGTGATCGAGTCTTTGGTCACCTTGTTGAGTTCTTTGACACGATCCGCACGTTCACTCAACACAGTGATGCCCAACAACTGCTCAATAATGCTGCGTTGTTCGTTGGCTTTCAAACTCAAGAACGGTTCTGTGTAGGTGTTCAAGGCCAAGATGTGCTTGAACATGTCATGACTCATACCAAACACACGCTCGATGGCATCTTGTGTTTCACGACTGTCGCCTTGTGCGTCGTCTGTGGCAGTTTGTTCTTCACTGTCTACATAGAAGCGCAACACGTTTGGCTTGCGCCCACGTTCAATCTTGTATGTCTTGCCGTTGACAGCAAAGTCAAGACTGACCAGCATGCCCTTGCCGTTGGTTTTGTTCACAAGGTTGTCCTTGCGTATATTGCTGAGTGCTTGTCCATACAAGCTGTAGCTAAGAGCATTGATGATTGTGGTTTTACCTGTGCCGTTGCGACTTCCGTCTCCACCTAGATCTAGATTCTCGCCCAGCACAAGAGTCAAGTCCTTGCGGTCAAAGTCAATGGCCTGTGTGGCATTGCCCACACTCATAAAGTTTTTCACAGTGAGATTGCGTATTTGGATCATAAGTTTTGATAGATTTGCAACAATAATTTGTTATCGTAAAATTCTGATTCAATGTTGGTAAGTTGATCCGTGACAATTTGATCCACACTTTCAAACTTGACTTCACCGGGTGCAAGATCCACCTCCACGCCCGAAGTCTTGTTGGATATCAAGGCCATTTCACGTAAACTGTAATTTCGAATAAATGTTTCTTTGATAAAGTTAGCTTCTTCATATGAGATCTCAATGTCCAAGTTTACACGAACATGCATCCGGGGCGCAAGCAATGTGGCTGCATTGTCAATCAGATTGGCAAGACCATGTACTCTGTATCGAGGTTGGTCTGGCCACGCATGGAATTCTGGATCCTTGCCCCATTCCAGGATCATCATGCCACGCTCGTCATCGCCGGCGTCGGCATAGTTGTGCGGAAAACAGTTGCCAATATAAGTGATGTTTTGTTTGGTTTGACGCTTGTGAAAGTGACCTGTGAACACATGTTCAAATCCGCCAAGGTCTTCTCTGCGAACCGATCCATGGTCCGGCATTTCCACCATGGCGTTCATAAGGTAACCGGGCAGTTCAAAGTGCCCGAACATGTACTTGCCTTTTAGTTTTGGAATACGCTTGTGGTCATCACCGCATAGCCAAGGTGCAATAACAACGTCACCACTGCTGAACCAATCATTGCAAATTTGAACACGAGGGAGATGTCGTGCCCATTCAACACTTTGGATATCTCTCTTATCGCGGTAATAAAGATCGTGATTACCGGGAATAAAGTACACATGTTCAAAATTGTCATTCATATGCTCCAAGGCTTTGAGGCTGTAGTTGAGTGTAACAATGTTTAGACTTGATCGATTGTTGTGCCAGTCGCCTAAAAACAAACAAGTTTCACAACCTTGCTCTTGAGCTGTGGCAGTGGCCCACTTGACAAAAGCCAAGCAGTCTTCGTTGTGCAACGTGCTGTTTGATTTAAGCCCAAAATGGATGTCCGTAAAAACGGCGGCTTTTTTAAACATGTTCACTGATGGACCTCTCGTAAAATATATTGTTTCATAATATCCAAGGTAATTTTACCCGAAACTTTTGTTTTTAAAATTTCATCAATTTCAAAAAGTACAAGTTTTAAATTTGGGTTGTGAAACAAATTTTTTAGTCGAGTGGAAATTTTTGCAAAATTGTTGTGTAGTGCAACAAATCCATAATTGGTGGCAGCATATATATTTACACAATCAATATTATTGTATTCAATTTGATAATCAGCAAAGTACAAAGATTGATCAGCAAGAGATATCTGAATTTGATCATTGATATCTTTGGAAAATATTTTTTTATCTCCAAGCACAATCAATTTGCGTCCCAGATATATCACCTGATTATTTTTTTCAGTTGCATAGTCGCCTGTGTTGTAGTAACCATTGTTGTCCAAGATCAGTGTTGGACTGAGGCTTGGAGTTTTTACGTAAAGTTGATCATTTACAATTTTGTATGATACTTCTGGTGATGGCTGCCCAACTCGGCCATCAAAAAATTCATCTGTCGCACTGTGCAAAGTCAACGTAAAAAATGGTGCCAGTGTTTCGTTGCAACCGTAAAAGTTCACAAACTTCTTGGCACCTAAGTTAAAAATTGTATCAACAAATTTTTCAGAAGTTGGACCACCTGCAGTTATGATTGCACAATTTTTAAAACAGTTTGCTGGCAATTTAAATTCTGAGTGTTTTTCTGACCAAATCAACACAGTTTCATAAAGTGCAAGTCTGGTTAAAAAACCTCTTGATGAGAACACCATCATTTCATAAATGTAATTCAGTGTAAAAATTGTGACGCCCACAAACAAAGGCGCAATCATAGTGACTGCTAAAAATCCAATGTGATTTATACTACTCCAGGAAGCAAACGTATCTCCTTTTTCAAATAAATGAGAAGACATCTTTCCAGCAGAAATAAATGTGTGATTGGTGTGTTTGATTAATTTGGCCGGGCCTGTTGACCCACTCGAATGGCCAACAATCAAAATGTGATCTGAATCAAATATATCAGGATGATACCTAATAGGTTGCTGCACACACAGTTGATTGATATTTTTTTCGTCTAGAACACACAGTTCTTTTCCGTGATAGTGCGTTTGCACATCGGTATCAATCCAGGCTACATAGTTTGGTCCAACAATTATGAAATCAACCAGTTGAGCTTCTGCTTCCATGCTTTTTTGGTTGTGCGTGACTGTGTGAATTGTCACTCCAACTTCTGCGCAAGCAAAGACAATAGCAATGCAATCCAATGTGCAGTGTTGCAGCAACATGATTTTTTTAATTTCTTTCTTGCGAAGAAAATTTTTCCAATATTGCACACGATCAAGAATATACTGTTTGTCTCTTGTGACCAGACAGAGATCGATGATTTTGGTGTCTGAGTCAATCAAGTTATCAGTGGTATAGATCAAGACATTTCCTTGGTTTGAATAAATTAATTATTATATAACAATTGTACATGATTTATCAGGCAATGTGCAATGTTGTTGTGGCTCAAAGGCCCAACATGTTGCAGATCTGATGCAAGATCAATTTTGTATTCGGGTATGTAACAATATTCAGTTTGCTTTGAATACTCATTGAGATAATCATACATGTTGTCCTGTTTTGGTAAAATTGAAGTTACAACAAATTTAACTCCAATTTGTCTTAGATAACTCATACCAAAATTAAACAAAGTGATTTGATTAAAAAAAAGTTGTTCGTCGTGAAACACCTCTAAGAGGTACTTGTTTTTTGTGTGTGACAACAATACCTCGTCAACTTGGTTGTTGTGATACGTACTCAGTCTAGGTGGAGTAGTGAGTTGCCAAACAATTAAATCATCTTGGCGCACATTAGCAGCCAAAAGATGCCTCACACTCCAATGTAAACTACTGCCCGGTTTAGTAATTTGATTTAACGGCAGGCCCAATGATTCAGACATAAGTTGAGCAAAATTTTTTTCAGTCGGCAACAAGCCCCACCCATGAGCGTGACTACATCCAAATACCCACAATGTGGGATCATCTGTGCGTGTTGTGACATCAACATCAGTAAACAACACCCTAGGCGACACTTTGAAATTTTTTACACAGTTAATGGAAGACAGATAATTCAACAATACCATTGTTTCTTTGTAGGTATCGGTACGTTCATCAAATCCATTTTTTACATAATTAATTGTAGAAAAATAGTTTGAAATTTTAATTATATCTGTGGGAGACATATCTGCCAAAGATGTGTGATATTCATCACAATCAAGTGATTGATTGAGTGAAGCTAATAACACACTGTGGTTGTTAACTGTGTTGAAATCAAAAGTTGGTGCAATTATATGTAATATTTTATTCTTCATGACTTATGGTAACAGGGCCACTCATTGAGTGAGTGGTTTTGCCAGAGTTTTGTCTTGTCCATGAAGGATTCAGTCCGTTCATTTCAAGAATGTCATCACGGATATTTTGATTTTTCTTTTCAATGTTCAGGATACGAGTAAAGCTATTAGTGATAGCGGCAGTATAATACGCAAAAGGGTTCTGCGATTTTGATTCGTCGAATTGCAGTCCAATTTGACTGAGTTGTAACAGGGCTTGTCCCCGCATTTCTTCGTTGTAGGTGTATCCACGCCAGTTGCTCCTTGTTGCATATCGTTCGCATAGTTTCATAAACATCATGGCCAACTTGCGTGTCATGTTGCCATGATCCTTGCAGAACTCGCCCGACTCCAAATCGCCCCGCCAGTGGCTTTTGCCCACCAACACAGGCGTTTTGTTTTCGTCTAATCTATAATGCCAAAACGGGGGAAAGTTCACTCGCATGTGTGTGGGGTCTAACACAACATCCTCTACCAGGTCTGCCAACGGGTCTTCTACAACATCGTCCAGGTCCAAGATGTCCTCAATCTTTTTCTTTTTGGCAGCAGTTTTGGGCACTTTCTTGGGAGCCATGGGTATGTGTTCCCAAGTCATGATACGGAAAACTACTTCTGTATTTGGTATTTTTTTAGGATCAATCACTTCACCTGTTTCTCGTTTGTGGCGGTCTGCACGATTGCGGCGTGCTTCTGCAATGGTTTTTTGATTGATTTTACTCACCGACGGAAGGATCATATCAAACTGATGATCAGTTGCAGGATCCTGAAACGAGCAGTAGGTGTTTTTACTAAGATGTATTTCTTTTAAGATGTCACGATTGTTAAGGTAGTTAACCTTGGCTGCGGGTTTTGCGATTAAAGTCATCGACGGGTTTCTCCAGATATGCACTTATTGTAGCATGTTTACAACATTTGTCAACCTCTTCTTAAACTACATGGTTTTTGATTTGGGTAAATAAGATGTAGGAACAAAAATGGCCATTACAAACTTTCCAGCTGAGCAGAATCCCGCAGTAGATCCAGAGCTGCCGCAGCCTGCTGGGCAACAGCGGATTATCACACCATTTCCGGCCAACACCACAGTTGCACAAACTTCTGCCAGTGTTTTAAATGCTATTGCAGCAACAGGTGGAGCATTAAATGCCAATACACTTCAGTCTTTTTTGGCCAATCAAGGTGCCGCAGCTGGTACACGTTTGCGTCAGCAGCAGGCTTTGCAGGCCAGCTACAATCAACCCTCCAATGGAGACTGGCGTGTTAAAATACGTCTAGCACCTGAGTCTACCTACCTTTACAGAAGTGCCCAGCCAGGAATCTTGGCACCACTGGCTGCCAGTGACGGGGTGATATTTCCCTATACTCCCAGCATCAGCACATCTTACAATGCCAACTATGATGTTACTGATCTCACACATTCTAACTACCGTGGTCAATTTTACAAAAACAGCAATGTGGGTGATATCACTGTGACCGGCACTTTCACTGCACAAGACACTGTGGAAGCTGAATACGTGTTGGCTGTGATACATTTTTTCAGATCAGTGACCAAGATGTTTTACGGCCAAGATCCCGAACGTGGCACGCCACCACCCTTGGTCTACCTCACTGGTCTGGGACAATTTCAATTCAACAATCATCCTTGTGTGGTACGCAGTTTCAACTATGCCTTGCCCACTGACGTGGACTATATTCGCACACAACCCAATAACTTTGGTAACTTGTTGAATCGACGCACCCGAGAAATTGTTTCACCAGCCAACACCGTGGCATCCGTGCTGAGTCGGCTGGCCAATGCACGAGATATTCTGGGCAATATCTTGCAAAAAGGAGCCAAGCCTCCAGCAGGATCGGACTTGGCCAACACTGGGTTGACCAGTCAGGCAGTGAGCAACACCAATCAGGCCACCTACGTGCCTACCAAACTGGAGATTTCTCTCATCCTACTGCCCATTCAAACTCGCAGTCAGGTCAGCCAACAGTTTAGTTTGAAAGGATTTGCCAAAGGTGATTTATTGAAAGATGGGTTCTGGTAATGGCCAACTATGACGCAACCAGTCCCTACTATACCACGGGCTACAGCCAGTTTTTTCTGGATGTAATGAACAATCGTGTTATACCTCAGGAAAATGATGATGTGGCTTTTGAAATCAATCTCACTTATCAATACAGGCCTGATCTCTTAGCCCATGATCTCTATGACGATGCTCGACTATGGTGGGTGTTTTATCAACGCAACCCCAACACACTGACTCGACCGCCCTTGGACTTTGCTGTTGGTGCAGTGATCTATCTGCCAAAGATTAGTACCTTGAAATCAGTGCTGGGATTCTAACATGGCCACTATCAACTTGCTTGGCTCACCCACTGTGTTGCCTCCCACAGCGGAAGAGCAACGGAGACAAATATCAAATTACCAAAGCAGTTCTGGTGCAGGCAAAAACACAGGTCAAGCCTTTGTAAACGCCACCAACACGTCGGTGTTGTCGGCCATCAGTCAATTCGACCCTGGTGTACAGCAAACAGTGTCAAAAGAGGATCAGGCCAGAACCAACACCACACAGACTCAGCAACAAACTGTGGCAACTGGCAACATTGATGCACTGGGCTTGATAACTCCTCAACCCAACATTCTGGATCAATTTGCCAGCACTGTATGGTCAGCTTCGGTGTATTTGTTGAGTCCAGCACAGTACACCGAACTAGTACGAAGTAAACAACGTTCGGTCAATGGCTACAATCTGCTGTTTCAAACTGGTGGTGCTGGTGTCAATGTGGGCGGACGTCAAGGTCGTGGCAGCCCGGTTGGTCAAGCACCCGGCAACAATGCACCCGATGCTGGCAGAAATCCAGCATTTGGTCAAGATTTTTATATTGATTCTGTGGAGTTTGAAAATCTTTTGCCTGGCAAAAGCACTCAAGCCGCACACAGTGTTTCCAGACTGAAATTCACAGTGGTTGAACCAGGCAGTATTACCTTGTTGGATCGTATGTATGCGGCTGTGCAAGACATGGCCCAGGCTCTAGACGAAACTGGGGCAGTAAACTACACAGCCACACAGTACCTCATGGTCATGCGCTGGTACGGTTACGACATCAATGGCAATCTCATTGAAGCTCGCAATGCGGCCGATGATCGCGGAGTCAGCGACACCAAAGCCATAGTGGAAAAATTTATTCCTTTTTTAATCAGAAAAATTGACTGGAGCGTGAGTAGTCGTTTGGTGACCTATGAGTTTGAGTGTGCGCCAGTGGGACAAAGCGTGGCCGGCGGCACCAACCGAGGTACTGTGCCTTATGATGTACAGTTAAGTGCGCAAACTGTACAGGAACTGTTGAGTGGTGACACTGTGTATGCCAGCTTGAGCAGCAGCCAACAACAAGATCCTTCAGGAAGAAGAACAGCCGCAACTGATCCTAGATCTTTCACAGCAGTCAACGTGGCAGAAACTCCCAGAGCCGCAGCTCCGGCCACACAAGCAGCGGTGCGGGCAGTGGACAATGCTATTGCTGCCAATGGCACGCCTCCGACCAAAACTAATGCTGCACCCACAAACAAAACCACACTCAAAAGTGGTCTGGCCTCGGCCATGACAAAATTTGCACAGGACCATGTAGATGTAAAAAAAGCATATACCAAGGCGGACACTTACACAGTGATCTTTGACGCATCCGCCAAAGAAATTGCTGATGCCACTATAGTTTTGCCTGGCGCCAAGATCAATCAAGCGGCCACGCCCATGGGAGTCAGTGCCAGTGTCAATGCCAATCAGGCATTATCTCCCGCAGCCAATGGCATGGACATCAAGGCACAAAACTACAGTATCACGGCTGGCATGCAGATGGTCCAGGCCATTGATTTGGCTATTCGCAACAGCAGTTACATTTGGAATCAAGGGCTGTATATCATTGACAAGTATGGCAAACAAGTGCCCAATCCCAATGCTGGTCAAAATAAACCAATCAAATGGTACAAAATCAATCTTCAGGCCACTCCAGGTCAGTATGACAAAGCCAGAAATGATTTTGCCTATAACATTACCTATGTGATCAGTGCCTATGAAATTCCCAACTTTGACAGCAAATATTTTCCATTGGGTAAATTTCGTGGTGTACACAAGCGATATCCCTATTGGTTCACAGGCGAAAACACAGCAGTGCTAGATTTCACAGCCAATTTCAATGCAGCCTACAATATGACCATATCTGGTGGTCCTGATCAAGAAAGTGCTGATGCACAACTGCGCCGACGACTAACCAGCAATACCAAAGACATTATAAAATACAGCTATGCACCTCGCAGCAGCGAAACTGCACAGGGAGGCCCAGTCAAAGGCACTGAGCAACAAAGCAATGCTGCTGAGTATCTGTATGCTATTGATCAGCCAGGCGGCAGTGAACTTAGAATCATAGGAGATCCGGCATGGATTCAACAAGGTTCTTTGGTGGGAGGAGTCACTCCTGAAGATTTTAGTACAAGTGCATTTGGGCCTGATGGTACCATAAACTTTGATAGTAGTCAGGTGTTGTTTGAAATTGCCTGGCAAAGACCCGAAGACTATGACCTCGGCACTGGCGTGGCCAATCCTTATGCAAGACCAGGCAACACTCCCGGTCAACCACAACAAACCAATGTGTATCAGGCTACTCGAGTGGTCAGCGAATTTCGTGGCGGACGATTTGAACAAGTGATCACTGGACTGTTGTATTATATTCCAGTGCCCAACAATCACAGTAACCCAGTCACACTACAACCTACTGCCGGCGGAGGCCAGAGCACTGCACAGTTTGCTGCCACAGACGAACGGCGACTTGATCTCAATCGCACACCTGACACTTACTTTGCTCCAAGAGACAGCCTAGGCACTGGTGTGCGAGCTGATGCGTTGACTGCTGGGTTGGCCGTGGCTCGCAGTGCTGCCGCTGTAGTCACTGGCACCAAACCAGCACCAATATTTTCCACACCTGATTATTCAGCAGCAGCAATATCTGGCACAGCATCACCTGCAGTGTTGATTCAAAACACTGTGGGATTGCAGAATCCGCCAGAGCCAGCATCGGGTGGAGGAGTGACCTTGGGCACAGTGGCCGACACAGCACCAGTGTCACTGAGAGGTGCTGCGGTGATCAATGCAGCAGCACTACGACCACCACAGGTCATGGCCAAAGATTTTTAAGGATCACGCATGTCAGAAGAAATACAACGCAGTAGAGGTAGACCTCAAAATTACAAACCAGACCGCGGCGGTGCTCCCACTGAGTTTGGTCCATTTGCTGGAGTGGTCATGAACAACGTGGACGCTACCAGATCAGGACGACTGCAAGTGTACATTGAAGCATTTTCAGACGGCGACCGCATGGACAGCAACAAATGGACCACAGTCAGCTACTTGCCTGGATTTTTTGGTTACACTCCTGCAGGCAACACCGCCGCAGAAGGAGTGGGCGAATACACACAAAATCAAAATTCCTACGGCATGTGGTTTACTCCGCCGGACATTGGAATCACTGTGCTGTGTGTGTTTGTCAATGGTGATAGACAGTTGGGTTTTTACATAGGAGTTGTTCCAGAATCTGGCCTGGGTCACATGGTACCTGCCATTGGCAGCAGCAGCAACTATTTGGCTACCAATAAAAATCAAGAAACATATTTTTCTAATGCACCATTGTTGCCAGTCACTGAAGTCAATACTAACAACGATGTGTTGATCAACTCTAGCAGATTTTGGGACCAACAAAAACCTGTACACAGTGTGGTGGCTCAGACTTTGTTTCAACAGGGTCTCAGCACAGACACCGAACGTGGTCCTATCACCAGCAGTAGCCAACGTGAAACTCCCAGTTCAGTGTTTGGCATATCTACTCCTGGCACACCAGTGTATCAAGGAGGCATGAAACCAGCAGACATTGCAAAAAAAATACAACAAAATCAACTGCGGCCCGAAGATGCTGCTGTGATTTCTCGCAGGGGCGGCCATAGCTTGGTCATGGATGACGGAGATCTCACTGAGGCCAACGCTTTGTTCCGCCTGCGCACAGCCAAAGGTCATCAGATCATGATGAATGATTCGGGAAACTTTTTGCACATTATGCATGCCAACGGACAAACTTGGTTGGAGTTTGGCCAAGAAGGCACGGTGGATGTGTTTAGCACCAATTCTATCAATCTACGCAGTCAAGGAGACATCAATTTGCATGCTGATCGAGACATCAACATGTATGCAGGACGCAATTTCCAATGCCGTGCGCAAGAGAATGTCAAAATTGAAGCTGATATAGATCTCACAGTGACGGTGAAAAAAAATGTCACTGTGTACAGCAAGGCCACTGTTGGTATCAAAGCCGACGGTGCCATGTCCTTGCAAAGCGCCAACGGCAGTTGGCAAGGAGGCGGATCGCTTAAATTTCAAGCCGGCGGCATTGATTTAAATGGACCCTCTGCACCGGCAGTGACTGCACCTACTCCTATACAAAAAACTCTTCTGGATGATGTAACCTTTAACAGCAGTCAGGGTTGGCAAGTTCTAAAAGATCAACTGAAGAGCATTGTGACTCGAGCTCCCACTCACGAACCTTATCCTTATCACAACAAAGGTGTAGCTGTGGAAACCAAGTTTGAGCCCGGCAAACCTACTCCACCACCGGGCGCATCGCCAGTGCCAGCTGGTGTGGAGGTGACTGCCCAATGAGTATTTACAATTTTGTAAATCCTGCCAATGGTCAAAACTTTGAGATCAAAGGACCGCCAGGCCTGTCTCGAACACAAGCCAAAGCCATATTTGATCAACAAGTTCAGACTGGCAGTTTGGTGGGTTTCAACTCAGGTGATGTGCTTAGTGCTGCCACACAAGTTGTAGATCAATTGCCGGGTGCGCAGGCACAATTGTCTCAGGCTCTGTCAGGCCGCGGTGGAGATTTGACAGGGGTGATTAGAAACACACCAAGCACAGGCGACATTGCTGGTCAGTCGCAGTTGGTTGCAACTCGGTTGCAGAGCAGTGTATCTTTTGTGGCAAACCAGCTGCCAGTTACCAATGGCATCAACATAGCTGATTTTGCCAAACAAGGCCCAGCTCTTGTACCCATACAAAAACTGTCAGTGCCCGACGTGACCGCAGCCATGAGCTCAGTCAGTAAACTGGTATCACAACCAGCAAGTGAAATTTCTAACAATTTAGGAGTGGGCAAGTTTGGTTTTGATGCCAAGCAATTAGAGGCAGCTGGCATACTCAAACCAGGCACAGCATCAACTTGGTTAAGTCAAGGCACTAACTCTTTGACCGATGTATTGAAAAGTCCTGCGGTGTACACTGGCAAAAATGGCATCAACAATCTAGACAGTTTGTTAAGTTCAGTGCCCAAACAAGATCAGATACAACAACAATTGATGAGTCAAGGACTTGGCGCTGTGAGTGCAGCGGGCATTCCTGTTGCCCTGTTGAGCCGCGGTCCTCTAGCTGGCCTGGCCAATGCAGCAGCAAAAAGTGTGTCAGACACCTTGGCTTTGGCCAAGGGTTTGCCGTTGCCAGCTGGCATCAAATCTACATTAGACAAATTTTTGCGCGATGGTGCATTTGCTGCAAACTTTTCTGCATTCAAAGTTAACAATCCCATGAAAGAATTCATTGTGCCCGTTGCGGCCGTAGACACCACAGATCGAGTCACAGTGGATGCTGCCAGCCAACGCATTGTGGGCAACGACAAAGTTCCTGAATTCCAGTATTAAAAAAATCTTGGTTCAAAATGCTGTGAGTTAAGCACCATAAATATAGTCATGACCACCTTTGTCGGCTTCAATACCATCGATCAATACAAAAAGTTTACACTCACAGACTTTGCATTGATTCAGCGAGATCTACTGAATGCATTCAACATTCGTCAAGGTGAATTGCCAGGACGTCCAGGTTACGGAACAGTGATATGGAACTATCTGTTTGAAAATCAAGTTGAACAACTGCAACAAAATATTCAGCAGGAGGTACAACGAGTGTGCGGTGGTGATCCTAGAATTGTGCTGAATGATGTACAGGTATTTCCACAAGAGAATGGTATCTTGTTGCAGATCGAAGTCACAGTTTCTCAAACTACCACAGCCGAAATACTCAGTATATTTTTTGATCTGCAACAGCGCAATGCCAGTTATGTATAACTGCGTGGTTTTTGTTGTACATAAATAAACAACAGGCACGATCATAATGGCAACAACCACAAGACAAACAGCAATATTTGGCGTTGAGGACTGGAAACAGATCTATCAAACCTATCGCGAAGCTGACTTTCAAAGCTATGACTTTGAAACTCTACGCAAAAGTTTTATTGACTACCTACGCTTGTATTACCCTGAAACTTTCAATGACTACATTGAATCATCAGAATTCATTGCTCTGCTAGACGTAATTGCATTTATGGGCCAGGCCCTGGCTTTTCGAACTGACCTTAACACAAGAGAAAACTATCTAGACACTGCTGAGCGCAGAGATTCTGTGGTGCGTTTGGCCAATCTTGTCAGCTACACTGCCAAGCGCAATACCGCGGCTCAAGGCTTTCTCAAAGTGTTCAATGTGACCACCACGGAAAACGTGGTAGACTACAACGGTGTGAATTTGTCCAATGTCACTGTAAACTGGGCCGATGCCACCAATCCAGACTGGCAAGAACAATTTACTGCCATTATCAACGCCAGTCTAGTAGACAGTCAACGTGTGGGTCGCCCAGGCAATCGACAGACTATTTTGGGTGTGCGCACAGACGAATATGGCATTAATCTTGTGCCAGGTTTTTTGCCAGTGATACCTTACACTGCCACAGTGGATGGAGTCAGCATGCCATTTGAAGCCATGACTTCAACGTCGGTGGGTGAAGACTATGTGTATGAACCTGCGCCGGTTCCTAATACCACATTTAATATTTTGTTTAAAAATGATCAACTGGGGTTTCAATCAGCCAACACCGGTTATTTCTTTTTGTTCAAACAAGGTATCCTGCAAAATCAAGATTTCAATCTAGCTGAGCGCATTGCCAACCGCACTGTGGACATCAACATTGAAGGTGTCAACAATGAAGACCGTTGGTTGTTTCAGTTGGATGATGTGGGCAATATTGCTCAACAATGGCAGTACACTGAAGACATCTATCAGGCTGCTGCTGAAAGAGCCACAACCTTGCAGTCAATCTACACAGTGACCAGCCGAGCCAATGATCAAATCACCATGGTATTCGGCGATGGTGTATTTTCTCAAATTCCTGTGGGCACGTTTCGAGCCTATGTACGGGCCTCAAATGGGCTGCAATACATTATCAATCCTGAAGAAATGCAAAATGTAGTGTTGCCTATTTCTTACACTGATCGCAATGGCAATCTACAAACCATTACATTCACCTGCGGCATCACTCGGCCAGTGTCAAACAGCCAGGCACGCGAGCCCATTGCTGCCATTAAACAACGTGCTCCAGCACGTTACTACACTCAAAATCGCATGGTCAACGGTGAAGACTACAATCTGTTTCCTTATACTGCATACAACTCTATTATCAAAAGCAAGGCAGTGAATCGTGCATCTATTGGTACCAGCCGATATCTTGACTTGGTTGACAACACTGGCAAATATTCGTCAACCAATACATTTTCTAGTGATGGTGCATTGTGGCAGGAAAATATCTTGCCCACCATACTGTTTTCATGGACCAACCGCAATGAAATTGCAGATGTGATTACCAATCAAGTACAACCAACTCTGACTCAAGCAACAGTCAAACAGTTTTACTATGCTAATTTTCCAAGGGTGACCAGTGCCACTGTTCCCATTGGTGTGACCTGGTTGCCTGGGTACACTTGGAATCAAAGTACCACGCTGGCCAACGAAACCACAGGATACTTTAAAAACACCACAATCAGTACAACATTTCCCAGTGGCGCACCAATTCCCATTGGCGCCACAACTACCACTATGTTTAAATACGCAGTGGTGGGCAGTTTGATTCAATTTGTGCCTCCTACAGGTTACTATTTTGATCGCAACAATCGACTGGCTCAGGGCACGCCCACTCGTGCAGGCGAAACTTTAGAGATTTGGGCCAGTTGTCAACAAATCATAGGTGACGGCAGCAACAATGGTGTTGGCAATCTGAGCACAGGATCGGGTCCTGTGACCATCAACAATTTTGTGCCCACAGGCGCAGTGGTCAATGCCATTATACCACTGTTTGTAACAGACTTGCCCACTTCTGTTGAACAGGCCATGGCCGAACAAATTTTGTTGAATCGTAATTTTGGTCTAGGCTACGACAGCAACGGTGACATTACAGGCACACCCTATACCTGGTATGTGATTTTACAACAAAATTTATACAGCACACAGCAAAACGGAGACCCTGCTACTTGGGCACAGATTCCTGAATCACCACAAGTAAACACTCCACCAAACGGCAACGCCGGAAACAACAATGGTATAAATTCAGATGCTTCCTGGCTGATCAAATTTGAAGTGCAAAATCAAAATTACACCATAACTTTTAGAGGGTTAAGCTATAGTTTTGGATCTGTACTACAGACCAGATTTTTCTTTTACGAAGACCAGTTGGTATATGACAGTAGAACAGGCACAGTGATCAAAGACTTTGTCAATGTGCTGTCAGTCAACGCACAACCCAACAGCACAGCACCATTGCCCGGCGATGTGATAATGACCATTATTGGTCAGCCGGTGGAAAGCGATGGTTACGTTGATGATTTTCAAGTACTGGTGGGTTACAGAGACAGTGACAATGATGGAGTTCCGGATAATCCTGATTTTTTCAATAACATTGTGGGCCCAGTGACAGCGTCCGGACCATTTGTATTTTTCCAACAAACTGTGGATTTTGACAATTTGCAGAGATATCTATTGGTTGAGCCCGGACGTGTAAATTACAGCTACGGCACATTGGACCAAATTGAATTGGCCAAAACAGAGTGGTCTCCAGGTCAAGTATTTTATGCATATGCTCAAAATTCTTTTTATGAACTGTTAATTAGTACCACAGGAGTGCGAACAATTGTGAGTGTGTCAGGATGGTTAGCACAAGGCGGCCGCCAGGCTCTGTATTTTCAATATCGTCACAACAGTCCTCTCAGCAACAGAATTGATCCAGGAACCACCAATATCATTGATCTTTATGTAGTAACTCAAAGTTATTACACAGCTTATCAGAATTGGCTGCGCGATACCACAAACACTGTGCTGCAACCAGAAACGCCTACCATTGATGAACTCAGTACAGAATATCAAAAATTACAAGATTATAAAATGATCAGCGATACTATGATTATTAATTCAGTACAGTTTAAACCTTTGTTTGGACCCAAAGCAGCTCAAGAACTACGAGCCACCATCAAAGTTATACGTGCTCAAAATTCCACAGCCAGTGTGAGTGAAATCAAAAGTTCTGTGTTGGCCGAAATCAACACTTATTTTTCCATCGACAAATGGAATTTTGGAGATACCTTTTACTTCAGTGAGCTAGCAGCATATTTGCATCGACAACTGGGTTCTATTATTAGTTCTGTGGTGTTGGTGCCGTTGGACCAACAAAAAAGTTTTGGTGACCTATACGAAATACGCAGTCAGCCCAACGAAATTTTTGCCAATGGTGCCACCATTGACAACATTGATGTTATTCAGGCTCTGACCAGCAGCAATTTACGCACTGCACCGGGCAGTGGTGTTGGAGGCGGTATAGCAACCACGGTAAATGGTACCAGCGCCAGTGGTACCAGTGTTAGTACCGGTGGCAGTGGTGGCGGTGGAGGCTATTAATGGCACGTACTAGATCAGTAGATTTTCTACCAGAAATATTTCAAACTCCAGTCAACAAGCAGTTTTTAGCAGCTACTTTGGATCAGTTGATTCAAGAACCCAAGTTCAAAAAAACACAAGGGTTTATTGGTCGCACTGTGGGTCCTGGGGTCAACCCCAATGATGCCTATGTGGTAGAACCAGGCAAAACTCGACAGGATTATCAACTTGAACCAGGGGTTGTGTCATTGAAACCCGACACCAATGTCATCAACAACGTGATCACATATCCAGGGATCAATGATGCAGTGGCATTGCAAGGCGGCAACATTGATCGTGCTGACCTTTTGTACAACAGCGATTATTATACCTGGGATCCTTTTATTGACTATGACAGTTTCATCAACTTCAGTCAATACTATTGGCTGCCCAGTGGTCCCAGCACAGTTGATGTGAATTCCAGTGGCGTGCCATTGCAACAAAATTTTTCAGTCACCCGGGGCACTGATTCTTATCTATTTTCTGGACAGACTGGTGCCAATCCCACGTTGTATCTAGTACGTGGCGGCAATTATAATTTTGCAGTGGCTCAAAATGCAACTGAAACTGTGAATTATCGGGTGGCCAATGATTCTTCTTCGTCTTATCAAATTCAACAACAAACCAACCCCACATTGACCTTGGTACGTGGCAACACCTATGTGTTCGAATTAAATTTAAACGGCGATTATCCTTTTTGGATCAAAACCGAACCCAGTCTTGGCACAGGCGATGCCTATCAAACAGGTGTGCGCCGAAACGGCAGTGCATTTGGCGATATTACCTTTGTGGTTCCTCAGGACGCACCAGACACACTGTACTACACCAGTCAAAATTTTACCAACATGCAAGGTATTTTGCAAATTGTAGACGGTCAATCAGGTACCGGCCCAGGTTTTTGGATACAGACTGCGCCAGGAATCAGTGGCACAGTGCCCAGCACACCCAACATCAGCAGCCGCAATGTGTTAGGAGTAATCAACAACGGCACTGATCTTGGCACAATTGAATTTGAGGTACCTTCTAAAACTGCTCAACAATTTTATTACAATTTGCCCAATGTTGGGCCTGTTGACTTTCTCACCGATCTGCCATTCAATGAAATCAACAATCAACCATTGGCCACATTTATTCAAACACAAGGCGGCATTGACGGAGTTACCTATCTGCAAAATCGCACCTTGGTGTTTACCAGCACAGAAGAATCTGGTTGGGTCAACGGTGCCAGCACTGTTGCTCCGGCCGACAGATATCAGATATGGCAAATCAACATTGTGTCAGTGCTTGGTGTTGACGTCATCAATCTTGCAAAAATAGCCAATGTTGGGTTCAATCAAAAGTTCACATTGGCCTACGGTAATCAATACAGCAACACCAGTTGGTATAAAAATAATCTTGGTTTATTTCAACAGATACCGTTGTTGTCCGCAGTGACGTCTGAATTATATTACCAAGACTCTACAAATCCTGATCTGTTTGGACGCATTGTATTGCTAGATCCAGATCAACAAAACACAATTTTTATAGACAACATTTTGGGTCAATCAGCATATACTTCTCCCAATGGAGTGGTATTTACTAATGGTCTCAAAGTGCGTTTCACTGGCGATGTGATACCCGCCAGTGCGGCATCTAATTCTGCGCAATTCACTTGCACTGCTACCACAGCCGGCAGCAACCTTATTACCTGCAGCAGCACAGCCGGCCTGTATGAAGGTATAGAAATTGTTTTCTCAGGTACCACAGCCGGTGGCATTGTGCCCGGTGACGTTTACTACGTGAAATCAATTGTTGCCAACGGTATCCAATTTAGTATCAGCACTGTGGTTGATGGTGCTACTTATGCAGTGAGCACAGCCACCGTGGCTGGATTCACTGCCACCGCTACCAGCAACAATGAATTTTATGTCAGCGGTGTGGGAACAGCTATTGCATTGTTGCCTGTGCGAAATTTTGTTACTCCTGAAACTTATGTGGTTGATGCCAACGACAGTACCATTGCCACAGAGCCTGACGAAGTAGACTATCTCACCATTGATCGTGCCAGCAATGATCTCAATGCTTGGACACGCAGTAATCGTTGGTTTCATGTGGATGTGATCACCGCTGCTGCTGGCTACAACAACACCGTGATTGAACTGAACAACAACTATAGAGCCAAACGACCCATCATAAGTTTCAGACCTGGTATACGATTATTCAACATGGGTGTACAAGGCAAACAACCTGTGGACGTGATAGATTTTGAAACCACAGATGCATTTAGCGAAGTTGAAGGTTCTACCGGCTATGCAATTGATGGCTACAGTTTGGTTGATGGATCACGTGTGATCTTTGCAGCCGACCTTGATCCAGATGTACGAAACAAAATTTACACTGTGCAATTTATAGAACCTGACAGTGTGCCACCATTGATAACACAACCTATCATTCATCTGTCATTGACCAGTGACGGTCTAGTGGTGCCCACTCAAAGCACAGTGTGTCTTGAAGGCAATGATCTCAAAGGTATCACGTTCTGGTATGATGGTGTGGAATGGTTGCAGGCTCAACAAAAAACGTCAGTGCAACAGGCTCCGTTGTTTGATGTGTACGATGCCAACGGTTTCAGTTTTGCAAATACCAACAGTTATCCCAGCAGCACTTTTGTAGGCAGTAAATTATTCAGTTATGCTGTGGGAGACACTTCTGTAATTGATCCTATATTAAAATTTCCCCTGCAGTATCTCAACATCAACAATGTGGGTGACATTGTTTTTGAAAACAATCTCTACAAAGATACCTTTGTGTATGTGGTAGACAATGTGTCTACCACAGCTGATATCAGCTCTGGTCTGGCCAGAGAATATGTCAATATTATTGATTATACAAAACTGATTGGCTGGCAGCCAGCTGCTGCTACCAGTCAACAGTATCAACAGTTTAGATTTGTGTACACCGGACGGACTCTGACCCTTGACGTGGCTGTGAGCACTACCACTGTGATGCCAGTGCTAAAAATATATGTGGGATCTAATTTTGTCTCTCCCAACGATTACACCTATAGGGTGAGCAGCCGCAGCACTGTTATAACTTTTGATCAAGAATATTTGCTCACTGATGTTATTGAAGTACTGGCTCTGAGTGATCAGAGTTCAACAGTTGGATTTTATCAGGTACCTGTTAACCTTCAAAACAATCCACTCAACAGCAACAGCAACAGCTTTACACTGGGCACTATTCGCACACAGTATCAGACTATATGTGAAAATTTGCCTGCATTGACTGGGCCTATTGCTGGAGCCAACAACACCAGAGACCTGGGCAATTTAGTGCCCTATGGACTGACCATACTGCAACACAGCGCACCCATGACCTTGGCTGGTTATTTTTTGCGCAGCGACCAATACAACATATGGTCCAGTATGCAGTTTAACAGCAATGAATATTTGAAATTCAAAGGTCAACTGCTAAATGCAGTCACACAACAAACCATTCAGTTTCAGGGCACCGCAGACGTTTTAGACACTGCATTGGCTGACATCACTCTGGGACGAGTAGAAACTCAGCCTTTTTACTGGAGCGACATGCTGCCTGCTGGTGCTGTGTATACCACATTAAATTACACTGTATCTCGCACCACAACCAATACATTTGATGTCACACAGGTTTACAACTACACATCAGCCAACTATCTTGGCATGAATGTGTATTTGAACAATGTGATTCTCATGCGCGACCGCGATTACACTGTGGCCACTGATGGGCCTAGAATCACTGTGTTGATCAATCTCACTCTGGGCGATCAACTGATGATTCGAGAATATGCTGACACTGCTGGCAATTTTGTACCCAACACACCTACCAAATTAGGGCTGTATCCGGCCTGGCGACCAGAAATAGTCACCATTCAAACCACTTCGGGCGCTCAAACTGTGATCATAGGTCATGATGGCAGTCAAACCAGAACTTTTGATGACATACGCGATGATGTGTTGTTGGAATTTGAAACCAGGATTTTTAACAATTTAAAACTGGATGGAAATCCTGTGCCACTGACTGCAACAGATGTGATCCCAGGTCAGTTTAGATCAACCGGTTATAGCCTAGATCAAATCAACAACATTTTGGGCACAGATTTTTTAAGCTACGTAGCTTGGAACAAACTGGACTACAAAACTCAAGATTATCAGGCCAACAACGAATTCAGCTGGAACTATTCTGACAGTCAAAGTCGACTTGACAACAACAGTGTGCCTGGCGCCTGGCGAGGTATCAATCGCTTGTATTACGACACACAACAACCTCAACTTGTGCCATGGGAACTGTTGGGATTTACTATCAAACCCAGTTGGTGGCAAGATCGCTATGGCCCAGCACCGTATTCTCAAGACAACTTGGTGTTGTGGGAAGATCTTGAAGCCGGTTATGTGGCTGATCCTGTGGCACCGTATTATTTGCCACAGTATGCAAGACCCGGACTGTTGTCTGTGATACCCACCGGCACAGAAGGTCAACTGCTGAGTCCGTTTGACTCAGTGATCAGCACATTTGATGCACAGACTTTTAGAAAAAGTTGGAGCCTGGGCGATGGCGGTCCCGTCGAAGCTTCTTGGTGGAATTCCAGCGCCTATCCGTTTGCAGTGATGCGACTGCTGGCCCTGACACAAACTGCTAAGTTTTTTGCATTGTTTGCTGATCGCGACTTATACAAATTTAATTCTGATTACGGACAATATCTCTATGACAACAGATACCGACTCAATGCCAACCGCATTGAAGTGTATGGCAACGGTGTCAGCAAGGCCAGTTACATCAATTGGATTGTTGACTACAATCGTCAGTCTGGTCTAGACAGTACCAACGATTTGTCCAATGATCTTGATTTCATTGATGTGCGACTGTGCTACCGTATGGCCAGTTTTTCAGACAAACAATACATCAAGATTTACACTGAAAAATCCAGCCCCAATTCTGTTAATACCACTTTTTTAATTCCTGATGAAAATTACAACTTGGTATTGTATAAAAACCAACCTTTTGACCGGGCCAGTTACAGTGCTGTGGTAATTCAAAAATCCGGCTCGGGCTATGCTGTGTTTGGTTACAGTACCAGTCAACCTTATTTCACAGTGCAACAAAGTATGAGTTCAGGCCTGTTGCAGACCTATACCGTAGCCGGAGTCACTGTAAAAGTGTCCACAGTTTACACTGATAACACAGTGAACATTCCTTATGGTTATGTGTTTGCCAGCACCACGGCTGTGGCTGATTTCTTGTTGAGTTATGGACAATACTTGCAGAGACAAGGACTAACGTTTGAAGACAGCACAAATGGTTACATCTTAAACTGGCCACAGATGGTAACAGAATTTTTGTATTGGAGTCAACAAGGTTGGGACGAGTCTGCTCTAATTAATTTGAATCCTTTGGCATTCAAACTCAGTGTGACCAAGCCACAGGCCGTGGTTGACAGCATTCAAGCACAGACCACTGACAACATTTTGTTGGACCAAAATCGTCGAGAACTGCCCACACGCAATTTGATTATCACACGTCTAGACAACACATTCACAGTGGAACCGGCCAACGAACAAACTTTAAGTTTTATAGATGTAAAATACACGTCATACGAACACATGATTGTGCTGGACAATTCCAGTTTGTTTGGAGATGTAATCTATGATCCTATAACTGGAGCAAGACAAAGTAGATTGAATCTCACAGCAGTGACCACTACAGAATGGAATGGCTCGGTGGACGCACAAGGATTTGTGCTCAATCAAAACAACATTGAGGAATGGAGTTCTGACCGAACTTACACCAAAGGTGAGATAGTACTGTTCAAAGGAGCATACTGGTCCGCAGCCACTATTGTGCAGCCCACAGCAGTATTCAATGCCAATGATTGGATCAAAAGCGACACAGATCAGATACAACTGGGTTTGTTGCCCAACTTGGCCACCAAAGCCGACCAATTGACCAACAGTTACAACATCAATTCAGCCAATCTTGAAAGTGACAATGACCTGTTGAGTTACGGGTTGATTGGTTTTAGGCCACGAGAATACATGACCAGTTTGAATTTGGACGATGTCAGTCAGGTCAATGTGTACCGACAGTTTTTAGATTCCAAAGGCACAGTGCTCAGTGCAGAATTGTTCAGTCAAGTCAATCTTGGCAAAGAAGCAGCTGACTATGACATATTTGAAAACTGGGCTGTGCAACGAGCAGTTTATGGAGCCAATGCCAATCGCAGCTATGTGCAACTGAGACTGGATCAGGCCCTGCTAGATGCCAACCCCAGTGTGATTCAAGTAATCAACACTCAACAGACCAGCAAAGCTGATCAAACTGTGCTGGTGTCCGAAATATGGCGTGAAAGTTTTCCTATCACATCACCAGACTTTTTGCCTACAACCACGGATCTGCCCACAGACACAGCATTGCCATCAGCAGGCTACGTGAATCTTGACGATGTTGATATCACAGTGTTTGATATCAACAACACTGACAGTTTGTCTGCCAGCATTGACAGCATTGGGGTAGGTACCACGGTATGGGTGGCCAAGATCAATGACTATGACTGGGCTATCTATCGCACACAGGCTGTGCCTGGAACAATTTCGCATGTTTGTGATAATTTAGATGGCACAAGCCTGGTGATATTTACGCAACCACATGAATTATCTGTTGGTGACAAGTTGATCATCAAATTTTTTGATCTAGAAGTCAATGGGGTGTACACAGTGCTCACTGTGCCCAGTTTGGAAAAAATCACAGTGGCCTTTAGTTTTACCGGTGATCGTACTGTGGTCAATGGCACAGGACTTGGATTCACATTGAAAACACAGCGTGTGGCACAGGCCAGTGATATCTTGTTGTTACCTTATGCCAACACCATTGAGCCAGGAGCTCGAGTCTGGGTGGACAACAACGGCAATGGCTCGTGGGCTGTGTTAGAAAAACAAGAAGTGTTTTCTGAATTGTTAAGTGTGAGTCCGGCTGTCAAAGACATCAATCAGCAGTATGGCACCGCAGTGGCACAGGCACAAAATCGTTTTGCAGCTCTAGTAGGTAGTCCGTTGTATCGGTTACCAGAAACGTTTTCACAATGGAATATCAACGATACTTACACACCTGGTGAAATTGTAGTGGTGCCTGACCCTGTGCAAGCTGAATTTTTCCAGTGTAAAAATGCTGTTGCAGTGGCAGGAGTTGTGAATATTTACAACACTAGTTATTGGACTCCTTATAATATTTCTGTGCAGCCTCAACGAGGTGCAGTATACGTTTACGTCAAAAACAGCAGCGAAATTTATTCACCCATATCGCCGTTGGCTCCTGAAGATGCTGTGCTGAGCCTTGACGTTTTACATGTCAGCGGCACCAGCACAAATTCCAGCATTTCAGGAACTGTTTTGACTGTGGGCGGCACTGTGACTGGCAGTTTTGAGCCTGGCATGATACTCACTGGCAACAATGTTGTCAGTGATACTACTATTTTGGCACAGCTTACTGGTACTGCTGGACTTGCCGGCACGTACTCCATAAGTGTGGACTACACTGCACTGTCGCCTGTGTCTGCCACTGCGGTTGCTGCAAACGTTCCGGCTGTTAGAAATCTTGGTGCGGCACTGACTTTTGGCAATCAAGACTGGGCGGCTGCTGGCGCCCCAGGCAGCCTGGGCTCCACAGGTACTGCGGACAATGGTTATGCAGTGATTATCTATCGTGCTCCTGAATTGGGCGCAGCCGGCACCATACCTTTTGCCAATTGGCAACTGTTGACCAGCCCCAACTCAGTTATTGCCGCTGAAAAATTTGGATCAGCTGTGGCCATGAGTCAAGACGAACGTTGGTTGTACGTGGCAGCCTCTGGGAACAATGCAGTGCATGCCTATGCGCAGGTGCCGTGGGAAGATCAAAAAATTCGTGCTTTTTCAGACGGAGTCACCAAGTCTTATTTTATTGGCAATACCATACAGATTGATCAAGACACACAATTGACTGTGCTGGTAGAAGGCAACAAGCAAACACTGGGCGTGGATTACACTGTGACTGAACTGTTGACACAAGTGATTTTTGTCACTGCACCAGCGCAAGGTGAGTTCATTGAAATTGTTCGCACCAGCAGAATTTTGTTGGATCAACAAGTCTCTTATGATGTTGTTCAAAGTGCCACATCAGGCGCTGGCACTGGCGCCAAATTCACTGTGGTTTATCAACGCAATCAGGTAGGCCCCACAGTAAGTCAACCCAGCAACACTGTTGGATCAGTTTCAGTATCAGCCGGTGGAGTCAATTACGTCGTAGGCAATACCATTACTTTGCCAGCTGCCAGCTTTGGCGGTCAAAGTGTGAATGGTGCTATTACCTTGACTGTGTTAGGTGTAGACGCCACCACTGGTGCTGTTTCTACATTCTCTGTGGCCTACACACCCACAGTGTTGGCCACACAGTTTTCATTGAATGAATACCTGTACACTGTGGACAGTGTTTACAGTTTTTCAGTGCTGGTAGATGGTGTGTTACAACGACCAGGAATTGATTATGGGTACAGTGGGCTCAATGACGACATAACATTTTTAAATGTTCCTGTTGCAGGTGCTGCCATACTGATACGGGCTGAAAGCTATTATGAATACTGCAACACCATAACCAATGTCAACAGTGTGAGTGGTGACCAGTTTGGATACAGCGTGAGCACCAGCACTGATGGTCGCCAAATATTGATTGGTGCCAATCAAACCACAGTAGATACTGTTGATCAGGCCGGAACTGTTTATGTGTATGATCGCTGTGTGCAAAAATTTATCTATGGTACAGATGGCAGCACTGTTACATTCACAGTGTTGGGCACAGTGAATAATCCAGTGGCAGTATTGGTCAATGGTGAATTTTTCACCAACGAAATTTCAGCGGCACCCAATGCTACTAACACTTTTACAGTGGCTGGCAATATCATAACAATCAATGGTAATCTGCAGGTGGGAGATATTATTGAAATTGAAACCAATGAATTTCAATTGGTACAAACCATCAATCAAAACATTGTAGAAAGTTTTGCAAATTATGGTCAAGCTCTTGATTTGTGCAGCTACAATTGCAGCATGTATGTGGGTGCGCCCAACAGCAGTTATCAAATAATCAAAGGCGGTGTGGTTGAACGTTTGGTCAATCAAAGTCGTGTGTATGGAGTCACGGCCTGTGGCAATCCTGGAGGTACATTGACTGCTGGAAATACCTTACGTGTCAACAATCAAGACGTAGTGGTGCCTGGCACCTGGAACAACAGCTTGATTTACACTGTAAATACCGTGGTCTACAACACTGCCGACGCTGTTACAAGCATATATTCTAGTCTGCAAAGTGTGCCAGCCGGTACTGCCTTGACCAACACATCTTATTGGCGTTTGATTCAAACCACTACAGTGTTGTCATCTGTGGACTATCGTGCGCTGGCTGCGCAGATCAACATCGATGTGCCCAATGCAATAGCATCTGTGGATGAACACTTGCATTTGACCATTGCAGTAAAAAATATTGCAGCAGCAATGCCAGGCAATCTTTTACAAGTGGCTCCAGGCAGTATTGGCACTGCATTTGACGACATTGATTTTACCACTTTTGTTTTGACACAAACTATACAGAGCCCATACCCAGTGGACTATGCTGGTTTTGGCAGCAGTGTCAGTATTGATGACACCGCTGTCAATTTGGTAGTAGGGGCACCACGCGGCACTTTATACTTGATCACTGTGTTTGATCTCAACAACACAGATTTTGACGAAGGCGCTACAGATTTCTTTGATCAAGTTTTGCAAAGCGGTGCTGTATATACCTATGATTTATTGCCTAGTTCGGACGCATCAGTGACCAACCCTGACAAATTTGTGTTTGGACAACAAATTGACAATCCAGATGTGGCATCTTATGATCAATATGGAACCGCAGTTGATTACTCATCAGGTGTATTGTTTACAGGAGCACCTGGCAACGAATCTGAAGACAGCACATTGTCTGGCAATTTTGGGCGAGTATTTGTGAGTGTGAACGAAAACCGTGTGCCGGCCTGGACCACATTACAAAATCAGCAGCCAGTGGTAGATGTTCGATTATTGAATAACGTTTATCTATACGATGTAGTTTCTTCTGAAACCACACAATATCTGGACTTTTTTGATCCTCTACAGGGCAAAATACTAAGCGCAGCCAGACAAAACATAGATTATCTAGGAGCGATAGATCCTGCCAGCTACAATGTAGGAGCCAGCGGCATCAATGGCACCACCTGGGGAGAAAATCAAGTGGGCGAAGTATGGTGGGATACCAGCACAGTGAGATTCATTGATCCCAACCAAGACGACATTGTGTATGCCAGCAGAAGATGGGGACAGGTGTTTCCAGGCAGCAGTGTGGATGTGTATCAATGGATTGTGAGTCCTACCCCACCGTCAGACTATGCTGGGGAAGGCACACCACTGACCACTCTCAGCTACGTGGTAAACTCTGTGTTGTCAAACGAAGGCGTGATCAATCTACAGTATTTTTTCTGGGTGCAAGGTATTACTGTGGTGGCCACAGCCAAAGGCAAAACTCTTCCAGTCAGTGCCGTGGCCAATTACATAGAAAATCCTCGCGCCACTGGTATTGCTTATATGGCTGCTATCAATGCCAGCACCGTGGCCATTTACAACGTTGGAGACTTGCTGAATGCCAATGACACTGTGTTGAGCATTGAATTTGATCGTGAGTTGACCAATGCCAATGTACACACAGAATATGAATTAATAGCACAAGGCAAAGACAGTGCTTGGCTTAGCCAAAATCTTTATCGCAAATTGCAAGACAGTTTTTGTGGAGTAGACACAGCAGGAAATTTGGTTCCTGACGTGAACCTCAATGCTGGTGAACGATATGGTGTGCAATTTAGACCACGTCAAAGCATGTTTGTCAACAGATTTGCTGCGCTGAAAAATTATTTGTCTCGAGCCAACACAGTTTTGTCACGTTATCCTGTCAGCGAAAATCGATCATTTGATCTTTTAAACAGTCGAGACCCTGAGCCCACAGCAGGATCAGGCCAATGGAACAAACGAGTGGCCAATTTGGAGATCTTGGGATTTCAAAACATCTATGCAGTGGCCTTGGGTTACAATTATCTTGTGGTCAGTGACAGCAACAATGGTGGCCTATGGACCATTTACACAGTGACTGAAACTGTTACTGTTGACGGAACGGTGCGACAACTTGTGTTAAGCCGAGTGCAAAATTATAACACTAGACAATATTGGAACTACATCAACTGGTATCTGCCTGGCTACAATACCAGCTCAAAAATCATTGTTGAAGTGCCCAACATTGCTGCCTTGAATGAATTGACTGTGCCGGTGGGCAGCAGTGTAAAAGTCACGGCCAATAGTCAGGGCAAATTTGAAATTTATCTGCGCACTCAAACTGGTTTTCAACGTGTGGGTCTACAAGATGGTACCATTGAGTTCAGTGCTGTGCTTTGGAATTACGCTCTAGGACGTTATGGATTTGATCTTGAAGTTTTTGATGCACAGTATTTTGATCAAGAACCTGTGATCGAAACAAGAAAAATAATTCAGGCCATCAATCAAGAACTTTTTGTAGATGATCTTTTGATTGAGCGTAACAGAGCGTTGACTCTCATGTTTGATTTTGTATTGAGTGAACAAGGCGCACCCGAATGGTTGGTCAAGACATCCTTGATTGATGTGGAACATCGTATACGTGCGTTGTTGCCATTTCAAAATTACAGTAGAGACAATCAAGAATTTGTAGTAGATTACATTCAAGAAGTCAAACCATATCATGTGCAAATTAGAGAATTTAATCTGCGCTATTCAGGCCGTGATGTTTGGCCTGGTGATGTGGCAGATTTTGACTTGCCAGCCTACTATAACACTTCTCTAGAAGTGCCTAGATATACCAGTCCAATACTGTTGCCATACGAAGCTGGCACAGCATTCAACAGCGAAATCAACACACTCAGCAATTTGCCAGCCAATAGCACTGTGTGGGACTCTTGGCCTTATAGTCAATGGTTCAATAATTATTTGTTGTCAGTGATCAGTGTCACAGTGATCAATGGCGGAACCGGCTATGCGGAAATTCCCACAGTTACTTTTGTACCCAATGCCAATAATCCTGCACCCATACAAGCAGCACAGGCCACAGCAGTGTTGAATGGTGCAGGTCAAGTGGTTGCTATCAACGTTACACAGTCAGGTTCAGGATATCGTAGCATACCCACAGTGACCATCACTGGCGGCAACGGCTCAGGCGCCACGGCCTATGCACAACTGGTCAACAATGTTGTCAGACAATTTCGCACAGTGATCCGCTATGATCGCTATCAGTATCAGTCAGCTGTGGTGGACTGGAATTCCAACGGCACCTACGAAAACGGCGCCCTGGTAAGATACCGCAATCAGGTATGGTCAGCACAAAATGCCGACGGCAGTTCAGCTGTGATTGGGCCCACATTTGATTTAGAAAACTGGGAGTTGGTGGATCCAGCCACCTATACCTATCCAGGCAGTACCGAGGCCACTGGCCTCACTGGTGTAGATCGCACCATGGGATTGTATGTGCCTGGCATCAATGAACCAGGATTGGAATTACCGCTGTTGGTCAACGGAGTAGACTATCCAGGAGTACAAGTTTGGGGAGATTATTTTACCAACACTGCCACGTTGGATGCCAATTATCAAAGCGAATTCGCAGACATATATCTGGGCACAAGATTTGATGACATCAATGTAAACGGTGGTGAATTTGTTGGTCCTTATGAAGGTCATGCTCCTGAAGAACTAGTCAACGGAGCCGAATATGACAGTCTAGATTTGAGAGTATACACCAGACCCGGCAGTGATTGGTCTGGTGATGGACATGGCTTTGCCATTGCCAGCACAAGATACAGTTATGATGACAACGTGACCACAGTGTTCAGCTGGGCCAATCTTGTGCAGACACCGTTTCAACTGATTGTAAGCAATATTACCACAGGTTTGGTGCTGACTGAAAATGTAGATTTTGTAACCAACTGGACAAACAGCACAGTGGATGTGTTTGGTGGGGCAGACAATGGAGATATTATCAACATTGATGTGTACGAAATTGGGGGCGGCAGTCAACTATTTAGAAGCGTATACCCGGCTTCAGAAGTGATTGCCAACAACAACAAAATTCAAATTCCAGTGAACTGGGCAGAGATTTCTGAATGCAATATTTTTGTCAATGGGGAAATCATAGCAGATCAACCACTGGCGCCTTACACCAACAGTGTGACATGGTCAATCAACAGCACATTTGCCAATAACAGCACGGTGTTCAACAACAATGAAATTCAATGCACTGCTACCACAGCAGTATTCAATGTGATCAACTGTTCAAATACTTCAGCACTGACTGTGGGCCAGCCCATTGTGTTCTCAGGCACTGTGTTTGGTGGACTTGTGGCCGGACAAGAATATTATGTTTTGTCAGTCCCCAACAGCATACAATTTTTAGTCACTGCCACTGCAGGCAGCACTGTGCCGGTGACCTTGACCACAGCAGCCGGCACAATGACTGCATCTCCCAAAGGCACTTATTATCGAGCCATACAAGCTGTGCCAGCTGGCATACAATTAAGCAATACTCAATACTGGTTGCCGTTTGTGCCCAGCCTGTACACTGAAATTACCATCACTGCTGCCATCTCTGCTGGCGACACATTGTCAATGCTGGTGCTGGGTAATACCTCAGTAATTCCAGTTACCACAACCACAGTGACCAGCAATGCAATTACACTCTCAGCATCCACAAACTCACTGGTTGTGGGGCAAACAGTTATCTTCAATGGCTACAGCTTGGGGGGCATTGCCACTGATGTGGTATATCAGATTCTGGCCATTGTTGGCCCAGCTGAAATCACCATAACCCAAGATGGTGCGACTCCTGTGGCCTTGATCACAGACACCGCAGACTGGACCAAACAATTGGTGGCCAAATTTATACCGCCAAATTTGGCCAGTTGGAGCACACCAGTGATCGAACATTTTGTTGTGGATGCAGGTATTCAGACCCTAGGTTCAGTCACAGTAAGTGATGTGCCTCAAGGAACCAATGCTGCCAACATGGTGGTGCTACGCAACGGTGTGAGGTTGACAGGTCCTGCATGCATTGAATGGACTGGCGACGACACCACTACAGAATTTGGTTTGCCGCAGCGACTGGGTGTGAGTTTTTCTCAAGCTACCATTGACCCAGTGACTGACATTCAGGTCTATGTCAACAATGTGTTACAACTGCAATCTTTTGGTGCCATTGTTGGCACATACAGTGTGACCAACTATGATGGCAGCAACACTCCAGGTCGCCAGATTGTATTTGTGAATCCACCTGCTGATGGTGATGTAATTTTGATTGCAGTGTCTACCTTGGCCGATTGTCTCTACGACTATGATCCCAGTGCACCAACGTTTGGTAATCAACTGCAAATTTTGCCAGCATTGAATATCAATGATTTGATTTCTGTGATCACCTGGAACGATACCAGTCAACAGCAGGCCTTGACCCAGGCATTTTATGGACCGGTGATCACTGGAACAACCATCACAGAAGGCTATGACGATACCAACTATGACAGTGGCTCAGTATCCGGCGCACCTGGCAGCTTTGATTATGCTTTAGGCGTGCTTGTTGCTCAAAATAATTTTGATCTGGGTCGACTCAATGTCAATGCTGGTCGACTGTGGGTCAGCCTCAACGGTTTACGGTTGTTTGAAGGCGAGGACTTCACTGTGTCTGGTACTCAGTTGGTGCTGTCTTCTGGAGCAATTCAAACCAACCAGGTGTTGACTGTGACTCAATTTACCAGCAGTGTGGTGCCTGAGGCAGTGGCTTTTAGAATTTTTCAGGACATGCGTGGAGTACAAGCTACCTACAGAATGACCACAGCCACTACCACAGTGTTGACACAAGATGTCACTGCCACTGCTGATGTCATATATGTAGCGTCTGTGGATGGATTAACTGAACCTGATCTGACAAATGGTGCATTTGGAGTGATAACTGTTGGTGCTGAACGCATTATGTACCGAGTGCGAGACACTGTGACCAACACAGTGTCAGGATTACAGCGCGGCACAGCAGGCACCGCAACAAATTCACACGCAAGTGGCACCGCAGTGTATAATCTAGGACCAGGCAATTTATTGAATCAAAATTATCAAGACTACGTGGTTCGCGATACTGGCATGGGCGACGGTACCACTGTGGTATTCTATGCACCCAATATTAATATTTCTGATTTTGGTGATTCCAGTACAGCGTATGTAGAAAGCATCGAAGTGTATGTGGGAGGAATTCGTCAATACAACTATTCGCAGCCTGAAGCTCAATCACAGTATCGCTATATTGTGACAGATTTTGGGCCTTTGGCGGTGGAATTTATCACAGACAATGATCCTGTAGCTCCGTTGCTACCGCCAGCAGCTGGCAGTGAAGTTACAATATTACAACGACGTGGTGTGACTTGGTATGCACCCGGGGTTGGCACCCCCAGCAATGGTGTTGCATTGCAAGAAACTGACACCATAGCCGCAAGGTTTTTGTGTGACAGATAACCAGGATAAATAAAAGACCATGGCAAACACATCACAAGATCAAACTAAACCTCAAACTCAACCACCTGCAGCACGCCGTCCCAACGAAACAGGCACCATCAGTGTACAGGCCTATATGAGAATTTTTGACCCAAAGACCCAAAAAACTTTGGTGGAGGGGCGAGCATGATTCAGTCAGGGCTGTGTAAAATTGAAGGATTTATCAAGATACATGATCCCAAAACTGGTGAAGTGTTGGTGGAGAAAAAGAATGCCATTCACTATGAAAACATCAGTTTGGCCATGGCGCAAACGCTGAGTGATCGAAACACTGGTTATATCTACCAAATGGCATTTGGTAATGGCGGCAGTTCGGTGGACCCCACTGGTGTTATTACATATTTGCCCCCAAATACCACAGGTCAGAACGCTGACCTGTACAACGAAACCTATGCCAAGGTTGTAGACGACAATTCAGCAGCTGACACAGATCCTGAAAACAACAAGATGACTCCATTGCATGTGAGTGGCAATGTATACAGCGATATTCTTGTGACCTGCTTGTTGGACTATGGCGAACCCCCTGAACAACAGGCCTTTGATAACTCAACCAATTTCAATGGTGAATTTGTGTTTGACGAATTGGGATTGAAAACTTGGAATGGTGCAGCAGATAATTTGCGGTTGATCACCCATGTGATTTTTCACCCTGTACAAAAGAGTTTGAATCGTCAGATTCAAATTGATTACACACTGCGTATTCAAACGCTGAGCAACATAAATGCTGTATAAATATGGCAACTAGGAACCTTTGACATGGCATATACAATCAATCTAACAGACGGAACACTTTTTGCTACCATTTCTGATGGTACAGTGAACACCACAGCTGGGTTTGCGACCTCAGCACCACTAACGCTGGTGGGTAAAAACTACGCTGGCTACGGCGAGTTCTTGGACGAAAACTTCCTTCACTTGTTGGAAAATGGTGCAAGCGCCACGGCGCCGGCAGCCCCATTGACCGGTCAATTATGGTGGGACAAAACACTCAACCTGCTAAAAGTCTACAACGGTACAATTTTCAAAACCATATCAGCTGCCACAGCCAGCCCCACAGCACCCACCAGCAACGTCACTGGAGATCTGTGGTATGACACTACAAATCAACAACTCAAAGTCTGGACCGGTGCAGCATTTTTGGTTGTGGGTCCGGGATTCTCACAGGCTCAGGGCACATCAGGCGCCATACCTGAAACTATTTTAAATTCAGTTGGCGCCACAAAATATATTACAAGTTTGTATGTGAACAATGTGCGAGTGGCCATTGTGTACGAAGGCAGCAGTTTTGTTCCGCAGTCATCATTGCAAGCAGCATTTCCCACGGTGTTTTCTGGTATTACATTGAGCGCATCAGTGGCCAGTGCAGTTTTTGCAGGCACAGCCAGCAACGCTGCTTTGTTGGGCAATCTCAACAATACTCAATTCATGCGCTCAGACACTGCCACAGCCACTACAGGCATTTTGCAAGTACAAAACAACTCAGGTTTGTTTGTGGGTGCAGCCAATGTGTTCAACGTCAACACCACCTCAACCGACGCCAACATCAAGAGCAACATTCAAGATGGCAATTTAGTTATCCAGGCCAATGTTGGTGGCACCACATACAACGTGGCCCGAGCCTTGGGCGCTAGTGGTACATTTGCTGTGAGCAACGCACTCACAGTTGGAACCACGGCCAGTGTGACCGGCAACATCACAGGTAGTAATTTGATCACAAGTGGATTGGTCACAGCCACTGGCAACATCACAGGTGGCAACGTCAACGGTGTTTTGGTTGCTGCTACTACATTAAGTGCCACTGGCAATGTGCAAGGTGGCAATTTACGCACTGCTGGATTGATTTCGGCCACTGGTAACATTACCTCAGCAGCCAACATTGCAGGCACCTACTTTATTGGCAATGGTAGTCAACTCAGTGGTTTGAGTCTGGGCGTGTCTGTGACAAAAATTGAAAATACTACCAGTCAGGTCGAAATCAATGCACCAGGCGGTAATGCAACAGTCACAATTGGCGGAATCAGCAATGTGGTAGTGTTTACCTCAGGCACTGCATATTTTAGTGGCAATGTCAGCACCATTGGCATTGAAAAAACTGGCACCAATGCAATTGGTAACATTGGATCTAGTTCCAACTACTTCAACCGAATATTTGCCACTGCTACCACTGCTCTATACGCTGACGTTGCAGAACGCTTTGCCGCTGATGAATTTTTGGAACCCGGCACAGTTGTGGAATTGGGTGGCACTAAAGAAATCACTCGTTCAACTCAAGACTTGAGTGAAAATGTTTTTGGTGTTATAAGCACAAGACCAGCCTACACCATGAATGGTGGTGCTGGCAAAGACGATACTCACCCTCCGGTTGCAATGACCGGCCGAGTTCCTGTAAAATGTATAGGTATAGTTCGCAAAGGTGATCGACTTGTGAGTGCCGGGCATGGAGTGGCCAGATCCGCACTGCCTGGAGAAGCCACAGCATTTAACACCATTGGTCGGTCTCTGGAAAATAAACCAATCCCAGAACAGGGCATAATTGAAGCAATTGTGACTATCAAGTGACAGGAAAACGCACATGACATATTCATCAGGGGGCTTGATTGAGGCCACAGACTACAACGGTTTTGTAAGTACCACAGCGGGGGCCAACGTCAACGCAACCTGGTCAACTGGCACAACATCAGCCGGCTACGGACAAACTGCTATATCAACAGTGGCGGCCGCAGGCACTGTAACAGCCACACAATGGGCTACCTTGGTCAATACCATTTCTTCTATAGCCGCACATCAAGGCACCACAGTCACAGCCAGAACAGCGCCCACAGCAGGAACATTGATTTCGGTACTGGCTGCTGTTAACACCGACATCACCAACTGCTATAACAATCGAGGCAATGCTGTTGCCAATGGCACACAATTTACTGGTTGGACCGGCACCAACTCTAAAACTGCAGCCACATCAGGCAGCCCCTGGAGCATAACATTTACCAACACCGTGACTTTTGCATCAGCTGACGCTGCTAGATATTTTTTCAATGCTGGTGGACGTATCAAAATTGACGTGTCAAAAACTTCAACTGGTGCTACAGGCGATCCAGAATGGAATGACTTGGCCAACACCTTGTGCGGTGACATTTTCATCACCGGTGGCGCCTACAGTCAAACCATTGCTAGTGTTGTGTACACTGGAACCACCAAGTCGGGTGGCACAGGAACACCCAATACCTTGGCCACTACCATTGGCTGGTTTGATTTGACTGGTACCCCCACAATTGTGTACAAACAGTTTGCGGACACAGCTCCTTACACTTCAAACTTTATTCAACACAGCCTGTCGGCCACTGCCACAGTGTTGACCATAACCACACTGTGGTCAGCTTCGGACGGCGACCCCATTACTGGTGGTACTGCTGCGTCAGGGGCCACTCCTGGCACAGCACCTTGTACTATTGTGACATACTTCCCACCTAGCACAACCTATTTGACCACTGCAAGTTGGGGCACGCCAACTGTAGCTGCTACCACAACTTAACCAAAAGGGGCAGCAGCCCCTTTACTTTTATCTAAATCTCCTGTACAATAACTTATGGATACTGAAGCCTTGGTTGCTCACGCACGAGCAAGATTTGATCATGCAGCCGCCCGACGGGTGCTAAAAGAAAAATACGAAGCACGGATGGTGTTTGCCTACGCCGGCGGCATGTGGCGTGCTGGGCCAGAATTGCTGACTACACTGCTGGCCTGCGCACAGGACAAAGATATTGTAATTTTAGATTTATACGAAACCCCGGTACAGATCACTGTAACAGATTTGTTTGCTCTAGCACACGAACGCTGGCAAGAACAAATGAATGCATGGAAAGTAGAATGGGACGAACTAAACAAACGACGTTGAGCCAAGGTGTGCTAATCTTTGCCTTTAACAACGAGGCAACAGACTACATTGCCATGGCTGCATGGTCGGCCCGGAATATTCGCAGACATTTGAACTTGCCTGTGGCAGTGGTCACAGATGATCCTGCAGCAGCCGCCGAGCATGAATTTGAACACATCATTGCAACTGTAGCAGACACTGGAGGCACAAGACACTTTGCCGACTACAATGCCAATGTGACTTGGCACAATGCCGGACGCATCACGGCCTACGAACTGTCACCGTTTGATCAAACCTTGGTACTGGATGCTGACTATGTGATAGCCAGTGATAGATTATTGCAAGTACTAACACTACCACAACAATTTGCAGCCTTCAAGGATGGATTTGATCCCAGCGGTATGACCAATCTTGAAACATTTGGTGCGTACAATATGCCCATGTGGTGGGCCACTGTAATGATGTTCCGGCGTGGCAACGTCAGCCAATACATATTTGATTCAATGCAAATGATACGAGCCAACTGGCAGCACTACCGGGACTTGTACGGTATTCATCAAAGCAACTATCGCAATGACTATGCCCTGAGCATTGCCCTGGGCTTGGTAGCAGGCGCTGAACAATCAGTGCATGAAATATTCTTCCCCATGCTCAACGTCATGCCAGAACACGGATTAACTTGTGTGGAACAGGATCATTATGAAGTCACGTACACCAACTCTGAAGGCCGACTCAAAACTTTGAGTTGGGCTGGATTAGACTTTCACGCCATGTGTAAACGGCATCTGGAGGTGATAGTTGCAGCCCATGGATGAACAAGGTTACTTAATTGTTGCTGTCAACAGCGACACAGTTGACTATCAAGACTGTGCCCGTGCCCTGGCCAAGACCATACGTTACTGGGATCCGTCAGCACGTATTTGTCTGGTCACAGACAGCCCTTACACTGACCCCATATATGATCACCACAGACAACTTGTGCCACAGGCCAATCCCTATGCCAATGATGCACAACTGTTCCGACTCACACCATTTCGTGAAACCATCAAACTGGAAGCAGACATGTTTGTTGTATCACCTATCTCTCATTGGTGGGATCAGTTTAGACACCGTGATGTTGTAGTATCCACAGGCTGTAGAGACTGGCAGGATCGTGAGAGCACAGCAAGACACTATCGTCGCGTTTTTGATGCCAACAACTTGCCTGATGTGTACAATGCCATCACATATTGGCGTCGCAGTGAAACTGCCAAGGAATTTTTTGGCTGGATACGAGACATATTTGACAATTGGGCAGAGTTCAAAAAACTCATCAAGTTTCCTGATGAGACGCCATCAACTGACCTGGTGTATGCCATGGCAGCAGAGATCATGGGTCGGGATCGTGTGACCATGCCATTCAGCACATATCCAAAGATAGTGCATATGAAACGACACACAGCAGGCACTGCCACGGAAGCCTGGACCAAGGAACTGGTTTGGGAATATCAGGATTGTCGCTTGCGAATACAAACAGTAGCACAGACAGGTGCGTTTCATTACAATGTCAAACAGTGGCGGGCTCAATGAAAAAAGTGTTTGTCAACGGCACATTTGATATATTACATGTGGGACACATTGCCTTGCTTGACTATGCAAAGAGCCTGGGTGACAAGTTGGTTGTAGCAATTGACAGTGATGCTAGAGTTAGATTGCTAAAAGGATCCCATAGACCTATAAATTCTCAAAATGAACGAGGCACACTACTCAGCGCACTCAAAAGCGTAGATGAAGTGTTTGTATTTGACACAGACGATGAATTAAGAAGCCTCATTCAAGCGTGTGATGTCATGGTAAAAGGTTCAGACTACAAACACAAACCCATAGTTGGTCAAGAGGTATGCAAAGAAATAGTTTTTTTTGAAAGATTAAATGGATACAGCACAACAAACAAAATACAAGATATTGTTAATCGGTGATGACTGCAATGACGTTTACACATATGGCTATGTGAAACGCATCAGTCCCGAAGCACCGGTTCCAGTATTTGAACCACACTATACCATTCGCCGGGATGGTATGGCAGGCAATGTAAAAAATAATCTAGAAGCATTGGGATGTGTGGTTGATTTCATAAGAGACAAAGACAGAGTCAGTGAGAAAAACAGACTGATCGACGAGCGTACCAAACAACAATTACTGCGTGTGGATCGAGATGTTGAAGGCAACCCCATCACTTTTGAAACAGCAATACCTCCGGTGTACGATGCCATTGTGATCAGCGACTACAACAAAGGCACAGTGACTTACGAACTCATAGAAGAACTGATTCGAGAAATCAACATACCCATCTTTGTTGACACAAAGAAAACAGACCTAGCAAGACTCTCAGGATGTTATGTCAAGATCAATGCACTGGAAAAAAGTCGTGCAACCAGTTTGCCTGACCCAGCGCATTTGATTGTCACACACGGTGACAATGGTGCTGAATGGAATGGCTGGGTATTTCCTGCTGAAATTGTGGGCGACGTCACTGACGTATGTGGTGCAGGTGATACATTCTTGGCAGCTCTTGCGTACAAATTCCTAGAGACCAAAGACATGAGACAAGCAGTTATATTTGCAAACAAGGCCGCATCAATAACAGTGCAACACATAGGCGTGTACGCACCAAGACTGGACAAAATCAAATGACAAGACTAACAGGCAGAGTAGAAAAAGGTTGGGGTTCAGAAGAAATTTGGGTATCCAATGATCGTTACTGTAGCAAGTTCATGCACTTTAATACAGGTGCAAAATTCAGTATGCATTTTCACCGTGAGAAGGAAGAGACTTGGCGTATCATGTCAGGCAAGTTTTTGGTCAAACATATTCAAACTGTCAATGCACAGGTGTTTGAAAAGATTGCAGAAGCCGGAGCAGTGTTTCACAACGCACCTTTGCATCCGCATCAAGTCATCTGCATAGAAGCAGGCACAATATTGGAAGTCAGTACAGCAGATTCGGTAGAAGACAACTATCGTGTGTTACCCGGAGACAGTCAAAAATGAAATACATGGTTGATATCGACGGCACAATATGTAACAACACTTACGGTGATTATCACAGTGCTGTTCCGTTTGTGGATAGAATTGAACATTTTAATAAATTGTTTGATGCAGGGCATGAAATACATTACTGGACAGCCAGGGGAGGCAACACCGGAATTGACTGGACCATTCTGACCGCACAGCAATTTGCCAACTGGCAAGTAAAGTATACAAGTTTGCGAATGCACAAACCAACTTATGATATCTGGATTGATGACAAAGCAATCAATGTAGAAAATTATTTTGTAGAGAACGCAGACAAAAATGACGCCTGAACAACTGCAACAACTATTCCAGGCCACGCCCGAACCACCACCGCTATTTTATCGATTGTACTATGATGATCAGGGACGTCCATTATTCTACAGCATGGAAGATTGCCCTGGTACATACATTGAGATTGACCAGGAAACTTTTGCTCGCAGTGCCTCCAACGTGCGTGTGCGTGATGGTCAGTTGGTAGAAATAACGTGGGCAACCACAACAAAATTGGTCCCTGGCAACTGTGGCACACCTTGTCATCCTGACAATGTTGCTGTCGTTGTTGCCGAGAATCAACCTCATACTTGCTGGAGCAAACAAACATATGAATCAAATTGACATTGCAGACTTGGACTGTGTATACTTGAGTTACGACGAACCTGAAAAAGAGGAGTTTTGGGTAAAAATTAAAAACATGATACCTTGGGCCACTCGAGTAGATGGCGTCAAAGGGTCAGACGCTGCACACAAAGCCGCAGCCGCAGCCAGCACCACTGAACGCTTTGTATTGATCGACGGTGACAACATTCCTGATGTAGCCTTCTTCAACCAAACATTGACATTTGCCACACCCGACTGGGAACAGGCAGTGTTTCGTTGGCGTGCTCATAATCACATCAATGGATTGATGTATGGCAATGGTGGATTGAGTTCATGGACACGTGAGTTTGTTAACAACATGCAAACGCATGAAGCCACAGATGGGCGTGTGGAAACTGAAGTAGAATTTTGTTTTGATCCCTTGTACTGGCCCATGTACGATTGTTACTCAACCACATACCCCAATGGCTCTCCTTTTCAAGCATGGCGTGCTGGATTCCGTGAAGGTGTCAAAATGTGCTTGAGCCGAGGCGCAAAACCCACTGTGGAACAGTTTCAACAACAGGTACATCAACGCAATTTGGATCATTTGACCATTTGGCACAACATCGGTGCAGATGTTAACAATGGACAGTGGGCCATGGCCGGCGCCAGACAGGGCACATACATGACCATGCTCACAAACTGGGATCATAGACAGGTACAAGACTTTGACGCTCTGTCTGAAATTTGGGACACTGTAAAAAATTCTGACCCAAGATTGTTGGGCGGGCGTGTGGCGGATGATCTGCATTCACAATTGGACTTGCCCATGGCCATATTTGAAGGTGAGCAGAGTCGTTTCTTCAAACAACATTATCGTTCAAACTGGTCAAATCGTGGCATCATGGTCAGAGAGATTGACGTTATTAGACAACAAGAAGGTTGGTGATGAACAAAGGTGATGAGTCAATAGGAACCAAGAGCAAGTTTTTGAATTCTGCTGAGCAGATGAAGGAACAACTAGGTCCTGCACTTTGTTTGGCCAAGTGGAAACAAGTCAGTTTGCACTTGCCCACCGGGCTGAATAACAGTTGTTATCATCCTCCACTACACAAAATACCTGTAGAAAACTTAGCCGCTGATCCTGGATCCTTGCACAACACACCGCACAAAAAAGCGCAACGTGTGATGATGTTGCAGAACGAAAAGCCCGCAGAATGTCAGTACTGCTGGAACATGGAAGCGGAAAACAAGCTGAGTGATCGTCACTATAGATCTGGCGAGCCCTGGGCGGCTGTGGACTTTGAATCAATAAAGAATAGCACAGGAGAAGAAAATGACGTTATCCCTAGCTACGTTGAGGTTAATTTTAATAATGTGTGTAATCTCATGTGCAGTTATTGCAGTCCGCAATTCTCTAGCAGCTGGCAACAAGAAGTGGACCGATTGGGTGGCTACCCTACTGCTAGGGTTCACAATGATCCTGGGCATTTTGGTGGAGATCGCAGGGTTATACCGGTTAGAGAGCATAACCCTTATGTAGAAGCCTTTTGGCAGTGGTGGCCTACCTTGTACCCACACCTAGAACATTTTAGAATGACTGGTGGTGAGCCACTGTTAGACAAGAATACCTATCGTGTGTTTGATTATGTGTTGAAGAACCCCAGTCCCAAACTGCATTTGAATGTCACCAGTAACTTCAGTGTAGATGAAAAGTCATGGCAAAAGTACTTGGCGTATGTAAAACAAATCTGTGATGGTCGCATTGAGCATTTCATGCAGTATGTGAGCTTGGACGGCTGGGGATCTCAAGCAGAATACATGCGACATGGTCTGGATTTTAACTTGTTGTGGGATCGAGTAAATCAATTCTTAACTGAAGTGCCCAACCACTCGAGCCTTACATTTATCATCACAATGAACAATCTCAGTGTGACCAGTTTGGACAAGTTATTTGCTGGCATATTGGGCCTGCGAAAAGTCTACAGTCATACCTATCAACGTGTGTGGTTTGACACCCCTGTATTACGAGAACCTGCCTGGCAAAGCCTGCAGATCTTGCCTGAAAGTTATGCAGAAAAATTAGAATGGTTGTGGGCATGGATGATGCGTCAGATTGAAACAGAGGCAGAACCATTCAAAGGATTCAAAGACTATGAACTGCACAGACTGGATCGTGACATTGCCTGGATGCGATCAGCACAATTAGAAAATCACTCTCAAGCCAAGGCCGACTTCTATCGTTTTTTCAATGAACATGACCGCCGGCGCGGTACGGACTTTTTGAAGACATTTCCAGAAATGAAAACCTGGTGGGAGGAGTGTGCATACCATGCTAGGCAATCGTAAAATCATTGTGGATGAATGGGCGGAAGTATGGGACCTGCTGAAATCTTATGCTGATGAGAGTTTTTGGCAATGGCCTGCGGAACCAGACTCTGACGCTGTTTACATTGTGGGCAGAGTTGTGCTCAAAGAAAACTGGGTGGCCATAACTGAATGGGCTGACAAATACCCAGGGCACATTGTATTCTCTAATCCTGCTGAAGGCAGTGAAACTATACTGTTACAACTGCGTAGATTGGTAATAACAGAACATGTGCGTGATGGGCGTATTGGATTATTGACATCTGGCAGTATGGAACCAGGATGGAATTACTGCAAAACAGACTGTTACTTTGCCAACATTGTGGAGTACCTGGAAAACTTACGTGCGCACGAGTCTTATCCACAAGTGTATCACAAACTTAACAAACCCTACAACTTCTTGTTTTTAAACGGACGACTACGTCCACATCGCAAGTACTTGATAGATACATTTCGATCACGTGGATTGCTGGATCGTGCTTTATGGACCAACCTACAAAGTACTGTAGACATGACATGGTCAAGCCAATTAGAAACCAACAAACTTGAGCAGATAAGACTGTTGCCACCAGAATACGAAATTGATCGTGCTCGCCCAAATTTGACGCCAGCTATGTTGGACGCAGGATTTGCCAAACATCAACTGTTTAACAACACCTGGGGAGATGCCGAAGTCAATCCTGCTGCCTACATTGACACTTACTTCAGTGTGGTTACAGAAACCATTTATGACTACCCGTACACATTCCGCACAGAAAAGATCTGGAAACCAATGATCATGTGTCATCCATTTGTGGCAGCAGCCAACCGTGGGTATTATAGAGACTTACACTCAGCAGGATTCCAAACATTTGGGCACTTGATTGACGAAACATTTGACCAGATTGATGACCCACGAGATCGTGCTGACAGAATAGTTGACGTTGTTGCTGATATATGTTATAATGGTGCTGCCAGTTTCTTGGAGTCAGCTAGATCGGTTTGTAAATACAACTATCAACAACTTCGCGAACACAATCGTCGCGAACGTGCAGAACTTCCTGAACGACTGGCCCAATACATAAATGAATGATTTAGAATTTAAACAACAGGTGTTGGACTCTGTGTCCCCAAGTTTTTGTGCAGCGAAATGGTACAATGCTACCATTTGGTTAGGAAGTGGGCAGACCACAAGTTGTCATCACCCGCCAGCTCATTTGATTGACATTGATAAAGTCAATAACAACTCTAGGCTGCTGCACAATACTGATCAAAAGAAAGCGGACCGACGCAAGATGTTGGCTGGAGAGCGTCCTGCAGGCTGTGAATACTGCTGGAAGATTGAAGATATGGACACCAATGCTGTGAGTGACCGTGTGTACAAATCAAAAATTTATCCCATAAAGGCCTTGCATGAAGCAGTCAACACCCCCATCCAAGATGATGTCAATCTTAGAACACTGGAAATCAGTTTCGATCGCACCTGTCAATTTGCTTGTTCTTATTGCAATCCTGCTTTCAGTAGCACTTGGGTTAACGATATACGAAAACATGGACCCTATAACGGGCTGGTCAGCGATGGCAGGAACCATTTTACTCATACTCATGATAGCAGTCAACTTTATAAATTCGGTGAAACTAATCCTTACGTGGAAGCCTTCTTTGACTGGTGGGAAAGAGACCTCCACAGAACACTGCAAGAACTCCGAATAACCGGCGGCGAGCCCTTGATGTCAGGCTATACCTGGAAACTGATAGAGTGGTTCAAAACCAATCAAGGACGTAGTACAACCCGATTGGCTATCAATTCAAACTTGGGCATTGACTTGGACAAGATCAAAGAATTTGCTGTGGCAATAGCCACATTGCCCAAGGTAGATCTATATACTTCAATGGAAGCCACCTGGGCGCAGGCTGAATACATTCGTGACGGGCTAGATTACAATCAATGGCTCGACAATGTGTTGTTTTTGTTACAAGGTCAATTTGTTAGTGCTGTGCATGTGATGTGTACCGTCAATGCCTTGTGTCTGGACAGTCTTGTGGACCATCTCAATCTGATGTTGAGTTTAAAGCAACGTTATGGTCGCGATCAAGTTAACTTTACATTGAACATCTTGCGCTTTCCTAGTTTTCAAAGTGCGTTGGTATTGCCGGATGACATTCGAAATCGTTATTGTTTGCAGTTGAAAGCATGGTTGTTCCACAATCGTGAAAACCCTTGCTTGCATGAACACGAAATAAATCATGTACAACGCCTGATTGATTACCTGGACATAGTAAAAACTCCGCACTCAGAAGCATTTGAATTATCCAAACTATTAAATGACTTCCGGCAGTTTTACACACAATACGATCAGCGTAGATCAAAAGATTTTAGCACAGCATTTCCCAATTTGAAAGAATGGTATGACAGCTTACAAATACAACAGTAGTGATCTAGTAAGACCCACGGAATTAACCGAACGTGAAGAATTCTTATTGAAAGATTCAAAGACATTCTGCATATATCCCTGGATTCATCTACATGCTTACCCCACAGGCGAAGCATACCCTTGTTGTCATGCTGAAATGAAGCCAGGTGTGGTGGGCAACTGTAGAACAAATACACTAGAAGAAATATGGCAGGATGCACCCATGCAGAAGCTACGTGCAGATATGTTGAGCGAAACACCACATGCTGCCTGTACACGTTGCTATGAGCAGGAAGAATCTGGATTCTTCTCAGGTCGTCGGTCAGCTAACAAACATCATGGGCATCATATTAAAAAGCTAGAAAAGAACCCATTTGAAATGACTTATTGGGACATTCGTTTCTCAAACCTATGCAATTTGAAGTGTCGTTCATGCGGGCATATCTTCAGCAGCCAATGGTATCAGGATCAAGCCAAGCTGGCTGGAGGCGACTGGAAAGAACGCAACACTGTGTTAAACTATGCAGGGCGCACAGAAACAGACATGTGGACACAACTAGAGCCGCACTTGGATTATGTAGAGCAGATATACTTTGCCGGCGGCGAACCATTGTTGATGGAAGAACACTACAATATTTTAGAAGAGCTTGTGAAACGTGGACGGTTTGATGTTAGATTAATATACAACACAAACTTCACGCACACAGACTTAAAAGGTCGCTCAGTTTTTGAATACTGGAAACAATTCAAAAGTGTGGCAGTGGGTGCCAGTTTGGATGCCATGGGCCGTCCTGCAGAGTATATTAGAAAAGGCACTACCTGGGCCGACGTGGTAAAGAATCGTCATGACATGATACGCACCTGCCCCCAGGTGGACTTTTATATTTCGCCCACACTCAGCATAATGAATGCTTGGCACCTGCCAGACTTTCACAGAGAATGGGTGGCCCATGGATTGATTCGCGCTCAGGATCTAAATGTAAATATTCTTCAAGACCCAGCCTATTTCAGAATAGATATTGCTCCTGCTGACTACAAACAACGACTAGAAGCCAAGTACCGTAAACATCTTGACTGGATCAGTGATAGAGATCCGCTACAACGTGCCACACAGGGCTTTGAAAGTGCTATAACGTTTATGAATGCCACAGACAACACCAATCTCATTGATACATTCTGGCGTAAAACACATGAGTTAGATGCCATACGAAATGAAAACATCCTGGATGTACTGCCAGAACTAAAGGCTTTAAAATGAATGTGCCACACGATAAATTTTGCGTATTGCCCTGGGTCAGCCTAGAAGCTTCACCCATTGGCACAGTGCGTCCTTGCTGCTTGGCCGACGACGAATTGGTAGATGATGCAGGCCACAAGTTCTCACTGTTGTCAGCTGACTTTGAAAGCATACAAAATTCTCGTGCAATGACACAATTGCGTGAAGAGTTCTTGGCAGGTAAAAAACCGCAGACCTGTCGCAAGTGCTGGAATGAAGAACGTGCTGGCCGTACAAGCAAACGCATGCACACCCTGGACAGAATGAAGCACATGGGCATCAGCAATGAATGGACCACCGATGCCAAGCCCCTGATGTTCCTAGATCTAAAGCTGGGCAACATCTGCAATTTAAAATGCCGCATATGCGGCTCATGGTCATCAAGTCAATTTGCCACAGAAGAACTCAATGACATGCCGCCGGATGAGGATAAAAAGAAATCGTTTCCCTATCAAATGCTGCGAGCCGGAGCCTGGCCCAGAGAAAATCAATCATTTTGGGCAGAAATTGATCAGTGTTTAAATCACATACGCTACATTGAATTCACTGGTGGCGAACCATTCATGATTCGAGAACACTTTGCCATGTTACAAGGCATTGTGGATCGTGGTATTGCACATCAGGTAGAGATACACTACAACACCAATGGCACACACTATCCTGCAGAAGCAGAATCAATTTGGCGGCATTTTAAAACAGTGGAAGTGGCATTCTCCATAGATGATCTGGGTGCAAGATTTGAATATCAACGAACCAATGCAGACTGGGCTGTGGTGGAAGACACAATCACAAGTTTTCAATATCTACGAGATCAAATGCCCAACTTGAGACTGCAATGTTGTTCAACCGTGAACATATTCAATGTGCGTTACATTGACAAACTGGCCCACTGGATAGCACTGCAACGCTTTGACTTTGTGTACTGGAACATGATGCATGACGCATGGTATTTTTCCATTGCCACACTACCAGACAGTGCTAAAACGCAAATCACTGATCATTTACGTTCAGCTGACGTGCCCACACAGTATCGTGAAGAATTTGATCGTATCATTGACTTTATGAATCGTGGTGCCTCATCAGACGGATTTATGTTGCGCATGAAGATTGCAGACTTGGATCGCAAACGCAATCAAAACTTGCGCACAGTTGAACCTGAACTTGCGGACTTGATTGATTACCAATGAGTCTTTGCATGGCACCTTGGGTGCATACTTATTTGAGCCCACAAACAGAACGTCGCATGTGTTGTGCAAGTCGTGAGCCTGCACAAAACTTTGAACAGTACATAGACACAGCCGCTGGCACAGGCCGGTATATCCCCATCACCTTGGACGAACACTGGAACTCGCCACACATGATGAGTGTGCGCAGTAGAATGATGGCAGGTGAAACACTGCCTGAGTGTGAAGTGTGCAATGACAAGTTGTTAAACACTGATGTTTACCGCACATATTTTTGGCAGTTGTTCAAACATAAGTATCCTGATATTTGGGAAACTACAGACACCGCGGGTCGCACCACAATGCAGCCTGTGAGTTGGGATTATAGATTTTCAAATTTGTGCAATTTTAAATGTAGAACCTGCGGTGACATGTTGAGCAGTAGTTGGGAAACAGAACAACGCCAACATGGAATGACAGATTGGTCAAATCCCAAGAACACCTGGATGAGACCTGAAGTGCGGCGAGAAATTTCTGCATTTCAAGACAGTCAAATTGAACAAGAGTTTGCTGATGCTGTAGAACAACACCGTGTTGAAGAAGTGTACTGGGTAGGCGGAGAGCCACTTATGTACGAACAACATTGGCGTTATATGAAACGCATAGTTGAACTAGGGGATGGACCACGAGTATATGCTAGATACAATACAAATTTATCCAGAGTGGATTATCGGGGTGTTAACTTATATTGTGATATTCTTTCTGGGTTGCGTGATTGGCAGATATGTGCAAGTCTCGACGGCACAGGCGCAATTGGTGAATACATCAGAACAGGTCTTGACTATGATCGCTGGCTTGAGCATTTTGGTCAAGCAGTTGAGATCCAACGTCACAGACGTCAAGTCCGAATTGACTTTACGCTCACTTTGCCCGGAATGTTCGAAGTTACACGCATTAGACAACTTGCCGAAACATACGGGGTCGACGTCCTTGCCAAAGTGATATTTTCATTCTCTCCAGACATTGTGATGAGTCCATTGGCTTTGCCTAGATCTTTGTTAGAACCTTGGATTGATGAACTTGTGCCCCAAGTGGATGGCGCATTACGTGATGTGTTGTTACAACTAAAAACTAGGCCTACTTTTGAAGAACAATGGCCTGATCAGTATGCAAAAGGTCTTGCAAAAGGCAAGGCACGTGTGTTACAATTAGAAAGCATACGCACACAGAAGATCACCATGACAGAAATACTTGCTGATCGTTCTGCGGTGCTAGAATGGTGGAACAACATTGCTTGATAGAATTGAAATAGACCTGCGTGGCGCAGACACGCTCACATTGTACATTGATGTCACAGACAACAGTCTCAGTCGCAAATGGCTGGCTGCACTGAACAATATTTTACGCAGTGATTTGCATTTAGAAAAAAACTATTGTTGGCTAGGATGGACTGAAAGTGCGCGAACAGCAGAATATATAATTGAGAGCATCAATGCCAGTATTCAAGCAATAAACACAGCTAATTTAGGGTACACCATTGATGATTATTTTACCGTGGGAGAGACCATACAAGATAATTTGAATGTCGACCATGATCGTATGAATCAACTGCATCGGTACTTTGAAGACCTACAGGGTCACTCTGGGCACATGAGTGCTTATTGGAGCAAAGCAGATGCTGCCACACGTTGGCACATACGCCAACTGAACTTGTTGTGTCATGAATATGAGAGTCTTGTGCTCAGCATGCGCAAGGTCATACAAGCACCTGCCTGGCGCCGACCTAGTCAGTTGATGTGCTGGCTCAATGCACCACGTTTTGCATTGGACACAGAAGATTTTGAACTGTTTGGAATAGACACACTCAACAGACAAATGGGTGCAGTGTACGTTGGTGTAAACAAAGCAGTGGGCAAAACACACTGGGAAGTATTCAATGACGAAGGGCGTGATGTGGACGAGTTGGTTACCACAGGACTGCGTAATCAAACTGAGGCAGCTGGCGATTTTGATATTGAGTGGGCACGGGATCCAGGTGCATATCCGTGGCAAATACAAAAAATTGCAGAATTTCGAACATGGTTAGTAGACAATGGATTTGATCCCGAAGATCGGTCGCTGACCATTGGCCATCCCAAGGTAGCGCAAGTTAATTTGTCAAAATCATTTGGCACCTTGGACTACAATAAAATTTGGCAACAGATTTCAAATAGATTGGATGTATATAAAATTCGTACCAGTGACGCAGAAGCTACATATGAGTATCGCTGGAGCGATCGAGATTATGCTGAACAGCAAATAAGGAGATTAACATGAAATGGTTACGCAGACTTTGGGATAGAATTACTTTGGAAATTCGTTACAGAAAAAAACTTAAAGAACTACGCAAACGAGATCCATTTATTTACAAATGAATATCTTAGGTATCAGTGCCGGCTTTCATGATGCCGCTGCCTCGGTAATCAATAGCCAAGGTGACATTGTATTTGCTGGACACAGTGAGCGTTACAGCAAACGCAAAAATGATGCAGACATTCACAAAGACTTGATATGGGACGCATGCAATGTCGGCGGTATTGATCATGTGGCCTACTACGAAACACCTTGGAAAAAACAACTACGCCAGTGGTACAGCGGTCAAGGCATAGAGTGGAACAAGTTGACCACAAAACAAATTCTCGAGCAACAGCTCAAAGGATTTTTTCCAACAGCATCACGCAGTTGCCACAGTCATCATTTAAGCCATGCGGCCGGTGGTTTTCAAACCAGCCCATATGACCGTGCCACAGTGGTGGTAATTGATGCCATAGGCGAGTGGGACACAATCACAATCTGGGCAGCAGAATATGACAAAAAAGGATGAGCACAGTACAAGCCACTGTGGGCACAACGATATCCTCACAGCCTGGGTCTGTTTTACAGTGCAATTACTAAGCGTGTGGGCCTACACCCACTAGACGAAGAATACATCACCATGGGCATGGCAGCATATGGTGATGACCATTACCATGATCTCATGGAAGCAGTATTGATCAGTGATCCCAGCACCGCAGAGTTCAAACAAAACTTACATACCGGAGTCAGTGATACCTTCATGGGCGGTCTTGATCATGTGGATATTGCTGCCAGTGCTCAGAGATTGTTAGAACGTTTGATAGGCAACGTCATGCGTAGGGCCAGAGACTTTGGATGGTCAACAAATCTTGTGTATCAAGGTGGTGTTGCACTCAACTGTTTGGCCAACAGAACTCTAGGAGAATACTTTGACAACATCTGGGTCATGCCCTGCCCTGGCGATGCTGGATCAAGTCTTGGAGCCGCTGCTCTTGCTTATGGTCGAAGGTTGCATTGGCACAATGCTTACCTTGGTCACAATATCCCTGGCGCTTATCCTGTTGACAATCTTGTTTGCGGTTTACTCCAGGATGGTATTGCGGGAGCGGCCAGTGGCCGTGCTGAGTTTGGTCCCAGAGCACTAGGAAATCGTAGTCTACTGGCTGACCCACGTAGGCCCAACATAAAAGGTCAAGTAAATGCAATCAAACGCAGACAACAATTCAGACCCTTTGCACCAGTTATATTGGTCGAACTGGCTGATCAATATTTTGACATCAAGCCTGGCTGGCATACTCACAGTTATATGCAGTCCGTTGCTCATTGCCGCCAATCTGATGTTTACCCTAGTATATGTCATGTTGATGGCACCAGCCGAGTACAAACGGTGACAGCGGATGGATCAGGAATAAGACAATTGTTGGAAGCCTGGTATGCTGAAACTGGTTGTCCCATGTTGCTCAACACCAGTTTGAACATACGTGGAGAGCCCATGGTCAACGATCGTGCAGATGCTGATCGTTTTGAAATGTTATATGGTGTAACGGTGTATTCGTGATTAAATCTACAAAAACTCGATACTGCAATGAATTTTGGTACCATAGCAATGATCTAATGATTGGTACCAGCATTGATCGTTATGGTGAATACAGTCAGTGCGAAATTGATTTTATCCTGAGTTTTTTAACTGATGATGCTGTGGTATATGATGTGGGAGCCAACATAGGATATCATACCACAGCATTTGCCACACGGGCCAGACGTGTGTATGCATTTGAACCGCACCCTGGTAACTATGCTTTGTTAGAAAAAAACACTGAAAATTTTGACAATGTGTTCTTGGGACAGTATGCAGTAAGCAACACTAGATCAACATGCTATATCTCAGATTATGATCCTGATCAGACCAGCAATTTTGGTGCTGTCAGCGTGGTTGGTAGCACCACAGGAATTCCGGTCCGTGCCATTGATTTAGACACTGCCGGCTTGGAGCCGCCGGACTTTGTCAAGATTGATGCAGAAGGTCACGAATTACAGGTGCTGCAAGGTTGTCAACAAATCATACAACAATATTGTCCTGTGGTCTACTACGAAGCACATGAAAGCCCAGATCTTAAACAAATATATCTGCTATTAGGAGATGACAGATATAGATTTTATTGGGCGCAGGTCAACAATTATAATCCTGCTAATTTTGCCGGTAACACTGACAATATTTTTGGCGGGAGTGCATTGATGAGTATTCTAGCCTGGCCTAGAACGCTAGGAGAGTTGCCAATGACTCCTGTAACAGGGCCCGACGACACTGCCAATAGATTTTATCGGGACGGGCATCCTTAGAGGTAAGTCTCTAATCCGCCGCGTCTGCGGATGTCTTGTGTACAGCATGAGATGCCACCGTCCCAGAAGTACGAATGACGCAGTTCGCTGATGATAGGTTCTATCCGATGCCGGCGGCAGTAGTCAAACACTTCTCGATTGTATGCTGAGAATATAACATGTGACTCATCTAACACAAGACAGTTCACATCAAACACAGTTTCAGCAACAAAGCCAGTCCACTTGGTTAGATAAGTGTCCACAAACTGTGTGAACTCTGCGGTAGGTGTTTGTCCTTGTACATACCAAGCACCCGGTGATTGTTCGTACTTGAACTTGCCAACTTCCATAGCTGCCCATATTGAGCTATCCCAAATTTTACAAACGTCCCAACCAGGAAAGTCTCGGGCTAGATCCAAATTAACATCGTGCTTGCTACTCAGCAGCACTCCAGGCTTGAGAATAGCAAACACCGCATCGCCGTGCCCGTCTGTGATGGCTTCGTGTATGCGATATTCTGGTCCCAACACATTGTCCACAATCCAACGAGTTTGATCAGGGCGCAAGAAATCTGAGTTATCAAAGAATACATCACGGCCTACTCGCACAATGCATGACGCCGACGCACCGTTTAGGATGCAGTTCTCGTCCCAACCAGTAGTACCGTGTGGATTGATCACTGCGCCAGGCTGTGCGGCCGCATATTCAGCGCACAGTGAATCAAGCTCTTGCATGGGCAACACACGCAACAATTTATCGCCCAGGGTGATTTGCCAGTCGCGTGGCGTCAGTGGCGGCAGTGCAGCACCTCCTCCTTCGGTCTGAAACCATACAAATTGATCTTTGTTGGGCAAATCAGGACGCCGCACTTGAGCACCGTATTGTTCAATGGTTCGTTGCAGGTTGTTGAGATCTTCTTCAGTTTCATGGAGAATCTGTTGCAATTGATTGCGCACCTGTGGATTGTCTATAAAATCAAAGTAGTCAGGTGTGTAGGCCCGTCCCACAATGACTTCTTCTAGTGGTTGCCACGACGTATATGAATTAACTATATTGCTCATGAATTTTCCTGATCAAGCTATTTAAACGATCAGCTTTGTTGGCAACAAATAATCGTTGGTTGTGTTCCAGCTGTGGCCTGGCAGCTTCAAACAATTCAGACAAATGTGGCCTGGCAGCTTCTATACTGTCACGCAGGCGTTCCCAACGCTGTGTGTGATTTGGTATGGTGTCATAACTGTTGTCTAACAAGTCATCAAACACTTGATAGCCCAAGTCACGCAACACTTGCAAACTGCCTGCGCCGCCTGCTACAAAGAACAGTTGCCCGTGTTTGATGGGCTTGAATGTTTTTTCTGTGACAAATGCCCCACCTGATTGATCCACATCAAATTGACTTTCCAACACAATTTGACAGTAGGAGTCTCCATAGTATTTGGGCACCATGACAGCATGATTGTTACGATCAAAATCTGATAACTCGTCACTGACATAAGGTGCTTGTTGTAAAAATTTGGTTCGATCATATCGCAAGCGACTGATCATATCAACTTCAATGGGACAGTCTGTGTCAGCATCGTAAGGTGCTTCACAGTAACTCCAGTAACTGTTGCTCAGCAAGCCTGTGCGATGCAAGTCTGCCATGGCAGTGGCACGCCACCATTTGTGCAGTCTGCTCAAACAAGTAAAGTCTCGCTGTCTGGGCTCGCGATGTATCATGTAAGGTGTGCTGGTCAAGTTACGCTGATAATACCATAACTCAAAGTCATGAAATGTAACAAAGCCCGGCAACTGATCAGCCGCGGTGTTGGCACTTACAAAAACATAGCAATCTGGCGGAAGCAAATGGTTTTCTGCTAGACTATCCAATCTGTTTTTGATGCGCCTGGGATTGTCGCCTTCGTGATACATGAATAACACACGCAGTTTGTCTTGCCGTAGCTTTTTTCTAACTTCGGGAGACATGAGTTCAAAGTAATCAATTTCAAAGTCAAAGAATCCCAAGCAGATGGGATAGTAACTGTTGTCAGGGCAATCAGTGTCTACAGCATAGTTATTGATCACAATGCTGTGTTCACGGCAGTACTCTTCCAAGCGCAGGGGTGTGGTGTAGGGCCAATGTTGTCCAAACTCACGCCAGCTTTGCGTGTATGGTCGGCCTTGATGACGAGCCAGGGCTGGGTATATACGCCCTTTGATGGTGCTGTCAACTACAAAATTAAACTGTGAATTCATCCAACATGCCCATGAGCTCTTGCCATAATATCTTGGTCAGCCCACCGTTGTAGAAGTGATTGAAGTTGTGTTCTACAATTTCAACACAGCCCTGGTGTATGCGCTGACGTTCCTCAACGCCTAACTTTTCTAGATGTTTTAGCAGCTGGGTGACCTTTTCTACTCGCACTATGTCATCAGTTTCCAAGTCATAGCTCTCATCAAACACTGAATCAAATGTGCGGAAACCATATTCTCGCATGTAGGCCAGGCTGCCAGCAGGAGCCACCAACACAAACGGCATTTCCATGGCAATGGCCTTGAAGGTCTTTTCTGTGATGTGTGTACGGCGTCCAAAGTACACAGTTTCGGTGGGCACGTATACTAGACTGTCGGCAGCCTCATCAAAGTTTGTGAGCCAACAACTGGCCATTTGTTGAGTCTCTTCACCGGGAAACAGTTTAGGCAATGGCGCTGCCGCAAACACTTGCTCAATGTCGGGATATATGTTATTATACTTACGAGCTATCTTACTGATATCAACACCCTCATAGGTGCAGGTTCTAGGAGCCGATATCCAGTTGTGATCCAGCTCATGTTTGAATACGTTATACAAGAACAACACACGATGATCACGCTTGCCGGCCACAATACGATTGGGACTCATAAAAGTCCGTGTGGGCTGCCGATCTCGTGCTCGCGGAATCAAAAAACTCTTGTCGTAGCCTCGAAACCAATCCTGACAGGCCCAACCATGATAAAAATAGTAATGCGGAGTCCAGCCATACACACGACACATTTCTTCCACATGCTCGCCCCGCTCGCTAACTACTACATGACCAGGCGGTTGAACCCAAATATCATCGTTGCGGCGAATCACATCATCAAACAAAGGCTTGTGCAAGTCCATGTGAACAGGTTCTTGATCATGCATGAATATATAGTCAATTTCGCGCACATCGTCTCCACCGTAGTTGAACAAACTTTCGGAATCACTGCGCCCCGGTGGATCACAAAAAAATACTCTAGTACCAGGAACATGTTGCCGAATCCAAGGCCAAAAGGTGTTGTTGTAAATTTCGTCTATTCTAATCATGTTTGATATTTTTTATTCAGGACCTAAGCCTAATTTGTTTGTGCATGAGCGCAAAGTTGACAGTATTGAACATGCACGGCAATTGAGCACCACTAGATACTTTTGGTGGGTAAATTACTTAGCGGACTACAGTAACTTTGATTTTCTTTGGGAACCTGTGCCCTGGCAGGCCAATCAAATTCATACATGGCCCAGCCAATGGCACGAATATTCAGGAACTTACCTGGTTCCAAAACAACCCACCGATCAATTGAACTTCCACAGTGAGATTGTTCCTAACCAATCTCTAAGAAAAAACTGGCATGTGTTGCACGCCATAGACGAAACTGGTTGGAATTGGACCTGGGCTCCACATCCATTGGATCCACCTTACATCTATGTGTTCGGTAATCAGTGGTGGCCCGGTGAAATCATGCCCACTGTGGAATATCATGTGCCTGGCGCCACAGAACGCAAGTACATGGACATGACTGCAACATTAGTCCAAGACAAAACCAACTGGACCATGCATGCATGTGTCAAACAATGGGATTACAGCTGGGTGCCAGATCCTGGATCACCACCGTATGTCTATGTGTGGGGCAATCAACATTGGCCTGGCGAAATCATGCCTACTATGACATACACAGTGCCTGGTGCAGTAGAGATCAAATACGTAGATGGTCCACAACCTGAGCTCAGCAGTTGCATGAGTGGCTGGGAGTTTTGCGAAGATATTGACCACAGTGCCTGGGATTGGACCTGGGTACCAAACCCCAAAGACCCACCTTACATCTATGTGTGGGGCAACCAATGGAATCCACCAGAGTTCAAAGCCAGCTTGAGATATCATGTGTCCGGCGCAACAGAAATCAAGTACATGGATCGCCGCACACGCCGGTTGCCCAACTACAGCAATCATTGGCGTGTGCATATCAATGTAGAACAATTTGATTACTCCTGGGAACCCAATCCGTTTGATCCTCCTTACATTTATGTGTTTGGAAATCAATGGAACAGCGCAGTGCTAGAGCCCACTGTGGCCTATCATGTGCCTGGTGCCACAGAACGCAAGTATGTGGAAGATATTGTGGCCACAGTGGCGCAGAATCCTGCTGCGTTTGAACTGATTGATGATGTACTAGAATTTGATTATTCCTGGAGACCCAACCCTACTGATCCGCCTTATGTGTATGTGTTCGGTAATCAATGGCTCACACCTGAACAGCGGCCAGCATTGCAGTACACCGTTGGTAACGCTACAGAAATCAAGTACATGGATGAGCCAAAGGCACAGCGCAAAGGCGATCCAGAAAAGTTTCAAACATTGTTTGATTGTGTGTTTGATTGGTCGTGGGAACCAGAACCTGGCAGCCCTCCATACAACTATATGTTTGGTAATCAATGGCATGCTGCCGAAGTCATGCCCACTGTGGAATATCGCATGCCGGGTGCCACAGAAGTCAAATACATGGATGAGCCAAAAGCCCAGTTACCTGAGAACCCCAATCGACCTTGGTACAACGTAGTTGAAAGTGACATGGATTATTCTTGGGTGCCCGACCCAGGCGACCCTCCGTACATTTACGTGTTTGGCAACCAATGGCATGCTGCCGAAATCATGCCCACTGTGGAATATCGCATGCCCGGTGCCGCAGACCGCAAGTACATGGACTCACCTGTGGCTGAATTACCAGCAGACATGACATTATGGCATGTGCCAGACAATGTTGATATTCGGGACATGGATTTCTCTTGGGTACCGGATCCTGGATCACCGCCTTACATCTATCAATTTGCTACACAGCATCAAAAAACCGGAGGCCCACAGTATCGTATGCCAGGTGCAACAGAAATCAAGTATGTGGACATGATGCAAGCCGAAGTCAAAGCTGAATCTGTGCCTGTTGTTGAGATCGATCACTTGGATGGCCATGCAGGCAATATTCCCAACACCATTAAGCGTATACGATATTTTGACAACTATCGTGACACATTGATTCGCCTGGCCAAAAGTCTTGTGGGCACACATGAACATGTGTGGGTGTGTAGTTCAATATGCGATTACACTGACTTTGATTTTTCCTGGCACCCAGAAAAGTGGCAAAGCACCATGCTGCATGTGTTCCCCAGCAACGAACAAAAGTTTGGAGACACATTCTACATGCATGTTCCAACCTTTGCTGAACGTGCAGAAAAGAAACAGTTGTTGGAATGGTACTCGGTAAACTATGTGTCTCGGCGCAAGGCACTGCGTAGACCCATGCCTGTGATTGAACACAGTGAGGATAGCCAAGTCAATGTTGTTAAGAACACCAATTGGGCAGGACCGCTGGCTACATTTACCACAACAGATTATGTGCCGGGCGATATGGTCACTGTTCCACTGTGGCGTACTGAAACCAAGACCATTACGCCACTCAGCCGAGGTGCAACCAGTGTGATTGTGCCAAAGTCGGCAGTGGGACACATACGCACACAGTTGTACGATTATCCTTACATAGACAAAACACATCGTTTATTAAAAGATGAACCATTAGACATTGTGTTTATCAGCAATGGCGAACCCAATGCCAAGTCTAATTATTTGCAGATGACCGTGTATCTGGCCAACGAGTCAAGGTACACAAACCGAGTTCATGTGGTAGAAGGAGTAAATGGACGAGTGGCAGCATATCATGCGGCTGCTAGAGCCAGCACCACACCTTGGTTCTTTGCTGTGTTTGCCAAGCTAGAAGTAAATCAAATGTTTGATTGGACCTGGCAACCTGATCGTATGCAACAGCCCAAACACTATATTTTCCATGCTGGTAATCCTGTAAATGGATTGGTGTACGGCCATCAGGCTATGATTGCTTACAACCGACAATTGGTATTAGAGAACACAGGTGTTGGTTTGGATTTTACGCTGGATCAAGCACACGAAGTTGTACCTGTCGTCAGTGGCACAGCCATGTATGCCGAAACACCTTGGATGGCCTGGCGCACCGCGTTCCGTGAAGCACTCAAACTACGTGCCAGCTTGCCTGACGTGGAAAATGAATATAGACTAAAAGTCTGGTTAAAGGAAGACTCCGGTACCATTGCTAACGGACATTGGAGCTCAAAAGGCGCACAGGATGCAGTGGAGTATTATGACGCAGTCGGGGGTGACTTTGCAGAACTGCGCAAGAGTTATGACTGGGCTTGGTTGGCCAGCTATGCATTTATGCGTCGCAGTCTAACAACTGATCAATAAACTATTTTAGCAAATTGTTGTGAGTTTGAATTAATGCATACACATGTTGTGTATTGGTTAGGTAACGATCTTCAAACAGTGCGCCGTCATAAATTTTACACATCTTTGATAAATTATAATTGATCCAGGCCTGTTCAATGACTGTACAATCTATCTCTGTGTCAGTGTTGGCAAATATATTTTCTATTATGCGATTACATTTGATAAAAGATTGCCAACCTTGATTTTTTGCTATAAATTCGCGCCATAACACATACAGTGATTGATCAGGAAAAAATGTTTGATTCAAGAAAGTTGCCAAAGAATTTAATTCAACGCAAAAATTTTTGAAAGAAAAAAAAGATTCAAACTTAAACTCATGCACAGAATTTGATATTGATAAAAAGTCAGCATAGTAGTTGGCATACTTTTTGCGATCATCAAATTTGCAGTACCAATTGTCTCTTAATTTAATTGTGTGATTTCTAACAGAATCAGGTAAGTTCAACTGTTGCTTTTCAAATCCTATATCACCAGCTTTGAAAATTAAATTGGTAAGTGCAATAAAAAAAGTATCATCGTTATCAGAATCTATTACAATCCTAATAACTTGATCACCATCATTGATTTTTAACTTAGTGTGTGGAGCTGAAAAATGTCCACACTCAATTATGCGGTTGTTGAGATAACCATCATCAGGATTATGCGCAGAGTAGGTAGGCGGTCTAAAAATACTGCGTTGACTTGGTGCAGTCTGCATGATATATACGTTACTGACATATTCTAAAAAATGGCCATGTGTACTACCGTGAAAATCTATTTTAATCATAAAATAACATCTAACAACTGATCAATGATGTATTCAACTTCAAGATCAGTCAGTTCAGGATAGATAGGCAAACTCAAGCAACGTCTGCTCAATGAGCTAGCAGCACTGAGTATATCTGGACCTGGATAATGCTGATATGCCGGTAGCTCGTGCAATGGGTGTGTGTAATGCACTCTAGTATCAATACCTGCCGTTAGCAGCCTGGCTCGAACTTGATCTCGATTGTCTATGTCAACCACAAACTTGTGGAAACAATGCTTGTCAAAATTACTTTTGTCTATTAGCGATCGTGCAGGCGATTTGTCCAAGCGGTTCATCCAATAGGCAGCAATGGTGCTTCTGCGACTTTGCCATGCAGCCAAGTGCCGGGTCTTGACCATCATCTGCGCACAATCCACTTCACTCATGCGACTGTTGGTGCCTATCTCGGCATAGCCTGTGCTCTTGCCGTTGTTGACCCAACTACGAGCATAATTCAACAACTCATAATCATCTGTAACAACGGCACCACCGTTGCCATAGTTGCCTAGATTTTTCATGGGATCAAAACTAATAGCGGTTGACCCATATCTGATACAACCATTAGAGAGCCAATGCTGGGCGGCATCTTCAATCAAGCCTGAACCCATTCGATTTTGTAATACGTTGGGCAACGCTGATCCGTACAAGCCAATACCAAGAATGGCTTGATAGGATACATCAGGATTGATTTTTGTAAGATTCATGTTACCATACGCATCAGTGTCTACAAAATGCAGATTCCAGCCAGCGCGAACAAATGCATTGGCTGATGCAGGAAAGGTCATTGATGGAACAAGCACTGTGGGCGGATTTATTCCCAGTCTTTGTCGAGCAAAGCTGGCAATAATTTCTAGTGCTTGTGTGCCTGAATGACAGGTAACAGCATGTTTGACATGATTTTCGTAGGCCAACCATGACTCAAAGTTGGCAGTGTGCTCTGCATTCATGAGACGCCCAGATGCTAGGACGTGATCCGTTGCATCCAGTATCTCTTGGCGTAGATTGTTATACTGTCTTTGAAGACCAGTAAACTGAATTAGAGAGCCATTCATAGTAATTTTGAAATCCTTGTTCTACGTCTACTCGGGGGTCAAAGCTCAAAATGGTTCTGGCTCTGTCAATGTTCAATGCACCACGTGATGGAAAGTCAGCATCTCGGTCACCGACTTCAATGGTGCCTCGGCCCACAATCTTCACAATCATTTCTGCGGCTTCTAGTAGGCTTACTGAATGACTCTTGGTGATATTGAATGTCATGTTGCGGCACATGATGCGTGTGGCAGCGGCAACAATGCCATCAGCGGCGTCATCCACATAGGTAAAGTCCAAGGTTTCATTGGCACCATTTACCTTGAGAGTTTCTCCTCGCATGGCAGCAAGCATGAATTTTGCAATCACACGATCCGCCACGTCAAGAGGTCCGTACACAGCACTGGGACGAATGATCACATACTCAAAGCCACAGCGACGAGCATAATCTTTGACCAGTTCTTCTCCACATAATTTCAAGATACCATACTGTCCTTTGGGATGGCATGGATCATCCTCCAGCACGTCATCTTCAAAGTCTCCGTACACCATGCTGGAACTGATGTACACAAATCGTTCAATGCCGTGCTTTTTGGCACTCTCAAGCATGTTGACCAGACCCCGCATCATGACATCAGCGGCCTCAGTTGGCTTGTGATTCACGGCCTTTTGTCTGGGGTAGCTGGCACAATGAATGATGACCCGGGGTTTATGGTTGAGTACCGCCAAGTCACAGGTCCAAAAGTTTGAAATATCAAAGCATTCAATTTTTGTGTCTGGTGCAATCTTTTTCTGTCGCTCTGCCATCAAGTAGTCAAGTTCCTCTTGAGGAATAAAATTGTGATAAGTGGTTTTTGTGTCTAATATGACCACCTGTTCATCACGTGCTTGAAGACGTTGTACTACGTTGTGCCCAATAAGGCCTAGGCCGCCTGTTACTAAAAATGTCATTTGAATTTTAACCTAAAAAATGTTTGATTTGGTTCGCTGAGTCTGGCCATGATTCGATACTGGTAGCCATAACTGCTGTGATCTACCCGACGAATCCAGTATGGTGTTTGCACAGCATGAGCTATGACCCACTGACCCGATTCACTTTTTTCCCATTCCCATAACGGTTGTGCCGCATACAAGTCTGGATCGTCTACGTCGCCCATAGTAAACTCATGCACACAAATATCACTGAAACGCACCAGTCGGTCGTTGATAATTTTGCATTCTTCGGCCTGCCAGTGCATGGATGTTTCATAATTGTTGCATGTTGTTGACATACAACATTGTAGCATAATTTTTATGTTGGTGCAACCAACGTTTGTATTTTTTGATAGATTTGATCAGCATAAAATGCATGTGTTTTGATTCCGGGATGTAGCAGGTCAGACCCTATATCTATAAACATATTGCTGGGATCTCTACCCCAGATTCCATTTAACATTACTAAATTAGGAAAATCTTGAATGTAGTTAATCACTGACTGATCGAACAGGTTAGCCAATATTAATTTTGCATTTATCTTTGTGCAAAAGTTGATGACCTGATGCACACTGATAACTGAGTGATACAGAGCTTGATCACTAACAAGATACTCTGTTGTTGATGGCGTTTGTTTCCACACTGAGTGATTTAGGCCAAAACATCGGATCTCGTTCATTTCAAATTTAGTAAGCCTTGTATGAGATGTTATTCCCCATACCACAAGATCTCCAGGTCTAATGTCTGATCTGAGAATTTGATCAGCTGCCCATACAATAGATGAGCCTGAGTGCGTTAGGAAACTTGCACTGATATTTAATCGATCTGCTAGTAATTGTCCATATCGTGTGCGGGTGTCTACACCGTCGCCCTTGCTTATACTACATCCAGCAATCCATAGTTGTGAACTGTCTGTTTTTCTTGTGTCAGCAAGTGTTAATATCTGATCAAATTCTGGCTCACGAGCATTGGTATAGTTTTCTACCTGGCATCGGAATCTGAATATATTTAAATAATCTTCAGTCCATGTTTGCATCTGACTCTTGCCAAACAAACTGTCGCTCCATTTGTCAGGCGGCGGAGAATACACAATACGATCGGCTTGCTGTAGCACATCGCCTAACACTGCTAAATTAGTTAAATCGCCTAAACTGGTAAAGTATGTTCCGGACTCTAAGTTCTTGTAATTTTCTTCAGTGATTAACTGCGCATCTGGATCTGACATAACAGCCTGTTGTCTTAGATAGTCAGTTATATCACCAAGATAGATTGTGATCATTTTACACTATTTTATCAAGTCGGAGGCCAATGGAAAAATTGCTGTGATGGCCTGGGCACAGGCTCTGGCCACTTCTTGATGTTCTTTTTGTGTGCCATTTGCTGATCGCAATTCAATAAAGTGAATCCATGAACGCAAGGTACCATTCATGTACATGCGGCTCACAGTGAGACCTTCAGGTAACACAGCACGAGCTTGTTCCTTGGCAATACCGTTCTTGATAGCCCAGGAGTATTCTTGTTTGACTGAGAACAGCACACGCCGTTGAGCACGTTCCCATTCAATGGCCAAGAGCCGTTGTGCCTCATCCGCCATGTCCAAGTCTACGCTGTTCTGTCGATTCTTGGTGTCTTGGAATCGTGCCTCACGTAGCACAAACGCTTCGTCGAGTTCAGCTGTAGGATCAGCATATCGCTGGGAGAACTCTTGAAAGCTGAAACTTCTGTGACGTAGAATCTGTCGGGCAATGTCACGGGTGGTGACAATTTCACAACAGGCAGAGACCATTTCCAAGGGTGACCAGTGTTGGTGTCGCACCAGGTACTGTATGAGTCGTTCGCTTGTTTCAGTGTTGAATTGGTTGGCTGGATTGGACACACGGGCGCAATAGGCAATGAGTTCTTGTGCGTCTCCGATGCCTTGGCTTGCAAATTCCTCGGTAGATTGACTGTAGCTGAGTAAGCGAACATTCATAAGTCTTTTAATAGTTTGTCTGTTTCAGGTTGTACAATTGTGGCAATGGCGCCAACGTCCAAGATAAAATCAACGTCACGTACTTGTTCGCCGAGGTCGGTCAAGGTCCTGGTCATCACAGTTTCAATTTCTTCAATGTCAAGACCTTGACGTCGTAGTAGGTCAAGATTGATGGTACGTTGTTTTTTACCATACAACTTGACCACAACTTTTTTAATACACTCCAGTGGAACGTCTGTGATGTCTACATCGTCAATGATGTGTTCCCAGCGTTCCAAGAACTCATCACTGAACTGCATCAGCCGCTGCCTTCTTGCGACTGCGTGTTTTAGCGGCAGCAGGTTCAACGGCAGTGGCCACAGGCACGGGTTTAGCAGATTTCATATTGACACTGGGAAACATTTTCTGTGCTTCTTTTTTCATTCTGGCCGCTTCGGCCACCAAGCCCTTGGCATCCGCTTCCATGCGTTTGGCCTGAGCCAGCATGTTGGCCGCCAGTGATTGGTCATCCAATGCGCCACCAGCAGGTGCTGCCAACGGTGCAACAAGTGCTTCAGCTTCACTCATGCGACCTTCTTTGAAAGCCTTTTCTGCTTTGCGTTTTACAGCAGGATCAACAAAGCCGGCATTGGCATCCAATTCCCGCATGCGTTTGAGAGCATCAGCACCAGATTCCATTTCTTTCACAATGCGGTTCAGTTCGTCCAGCTTGACGTTGCTCTGTGCTGTGGGTGTGACGATGACCTGGTTGGTTTGAATTTTCTTCAACATGCCTTCATTGTGCAAGGCTTGCAAAATAACTCTGCCATCAGGCAACAAGTTGCGATGCAACACATCAGCCAAGTTGGGTGAGGCCTGACCTGGTGGGCTTTCCAAAATACCCATGATAGTGTTGTGAAAGTGAGTGGGCAATGTCTCGGGGTAGATTACCAAACACATGTGGTCCTCGCCGGGTAGTTCTCTAAATATGATTGCAACCTTGCGGTCACCGTGTCGTCCTATGTGTTTCAACATTGTCATTCTCCTTGTGTGAGTTCAGCTGGTTGTTGTGCTTCAGCTTGTGCGGCCAATTGAGTTTGAGTGGCTGTTAAGAAAGCATCTAGTTTGTCATAGATGTTGCCTACAGTGCTCATTTCATTGGCACGAAAAGCGCCACGTGCAGTGGCAGCTTCAATTAAGTTCTTGATTGATGCCATATCGGCTAAGGTAAGTGATGCGTTTTCCATGCAAATATTTAAGGCAGAGATTTACCAGTGTAATATTTTATGGTGTATTTTGGAAGTATTCTTCAGCACGAATTTGTGCTTCTTCTTGGGTGACGGCCCACACAGTGACCATGGCTACATGGCCCATGATCTCCAGGTCAAACGGAACAGTACCAGTAAACTCAAAATCCTCAGGAACAGGCACTCGCACCACAAACTGTTTTAGTCCACGGATGCGATCAAGTACCTGTTGGATTGTATCAGCCACGCTTGTGCCAATCTTTTCGTGCTATACGTGCTTCTTCAATGCAACGGCTGATCAAGGGCCAAACGTAAGGCGCCACAAATCCAAACATGGCACCGTATACGAACCATTCAAATTCAATCATACCACTCGTCCCATCACAGCATACATCAACGAATCCATCAGGTGTTCGTATGCTTGTCCTTGTCTGCGCAGGTAGTAAATTTGTTCCACGATTTCTCGGGCATTGGCATTGCCTTCTGGAGGCAATGCGCCGCGTGATTCCAACTCTTCTAACAAATCGTCTGTGTCAAAATCTACTAGATCCACATCAACTTCTACTTCGGTGTACACTGTTGGCATTTAAAACTCCTTCATGCGTCTAACGTCTCGATGCTTGACAATTACCACAGTTTTCACTGTGCCATTGTATCTAATAGGCAAATCCAAATGCACACTGATCCTGGGTCCTTCCACAGGACTGATCAAGGTATCATTGCCCACAGTGCCTGCAAAGGGAATGCCATTCCAGTGACCGAATACTCTGTCGCCTATCACGTACTCGGGCTGGTACCCTGTGCGCTCAAAGTATTCGGTCTGGTTGCCCATGTTACTTGGGCATCATCAATGCGTTGAAGTTTGAGGGCACCACAATGGTCTGCACTTGGCCGTTCTTGATACCTTCGGAGATGTTCAACATGGCCTGTGCCTGCATGAATGCAATACTCGCACCCGAGTTGTTGGCCAATGCTGCCATACGTCGGCTTTCGGCCTGGGCTGTTTGCACTTCAACTTCCTTTTGCTTGAGTTCGTTCTTGCTACGAACCAAGGCATTGGCACTCTCCACAACTGCATCTGCTGGCAAAACATTGCGAATCAGGACCTGGCTGATCATGATGGTACCGTCCAGCTTTTCTTCTGCAAGGTTACGCACAATCTCGTCCTTGATGTAGTTCTCCATGTCGCTACGAGCGTCGGCCATGTCCAAGGCTTCGTACTTGCGAGCGGCCTTGTAGATGGCATTGCGAGCATTTTGCACAATGTAGTTGTACATCACATAGGTGTCACCTTTGAACTCAGCATGGAAGGCTTTGTTCTTGGTTGAATACAGTTCGGCCACTTGCTGTGGATTGATGTTGTAGACCACAACTGCATCAAAGTCTTTCATGGTTGAGTTGTCTTTGGCCACAGGAGTCATATCGTTCAACTGTACGTTGACATCCTTGATGGGAAAGGTCAAAACCTCGCCGATGATGGTTTGGTTAAAGCTACCCGGCAACAGTTCACCTGGTTGAACCTGTTTGTCGAAGCCTACACGAACACCGACTTCGCCGGTTTCAATACGAGTACAACCTGCGGCCAAAACGGCAGCAGCCAAAATAGAGAGAGTGAAAATACGCTTCATGTGTGCCTTTAAAATAAAACTACCACGGCTGTCATTGCCATCAACGCCAGCAGTGCAACAATTATACTGTACCCTATGCTTTTTGTCAAGGCTAGTTGTTCTTTTCCTTCCATCTTTCTCCAAGCAGTAATGCCAAAGTGAATCAACGCTGCCAGGACCGCAAATGCCAACCAAAGTCTAATCATAGTTCAACTCCGAAATGTTCTCTAATCTGTTTAGCAATGATAGCACCCATATCATCATCACGGTGGCTATTTTTTAGTGATACTTGTTCACATTTCTGCACAATCAACTCGGCGAACTTTTCTAATCCGATTCCTTTAGTATAAACAATCTTTTCAAGACCTGTTGCTGATGGGATATACCACTCGCCATCCATAACTTTACATCCGGCTTGTTCAGCAAGTTCACGAATTCGTTGGTTCATGCCACTTCCTTTAGTTTTTTCCACATGGCCTGTTGCTCTATTTCAGTGCGATATGCAGTACGGCGTCCACCCAAATCATCACGCCACTGTTCAATGGCTCGGTAACTGCCACGTGACTCAGCAGGTGTACGGTCGTTGATCCACATGGCAATACACCAGAACATCTGACGGTTGGCTGTGTCAGCCGAGTACAAGGCACGTTCGTAATCTCGGGCAATCATGCTTTCAACAAACCCGCCCGGAGCCCAGCCCCGGAGCAGGTAGTTGGTGATGGTGTCACGAGTATGCTGGGGAATTTCCATTCCCATGTGCTTGAGATTGTAGTCATCAAAATCAATCATTGTTTGGACTCGTCATAGTAGGCATGTGTGCCCCAGGGTGGAACAATGGTTGTGGTGCCATGCAAGATCCAAGTGGTGTCGCAGTATTCGGCATCACCCCAAGAACCAAACGGGTAGCCGTCTGTGAACACAATCAGTCGGCGTGGTGTGATTTCTTGATCTTTCAAGTAGGTAAAGATACAATCAAAATCAGTACCACCACCACCGGACACTTCATAATCAATCATTGAATCCAAATTGTCCGAGTCATATTGTGCAGGATTGTAGCAGTCGGTGTCAAACGTTGCCACATGAATCTTGTATGCTGGGAACGAGTCCATGATGCCTTGGATCTCACTCAAGAAGTCCTTCAACATAGTTTCGCTGATACTGCCAGACGCATCCAACATCACTGCAATGTCAATCATTTCGTCGGGCTTTTGGCCGGGCATCACAGCATCCATGTGCCAACCTTTGCGGCTGGCCCGCATCCATGTGTAGTCGGCTTTGATGGTGCTCTCCAAGTTCATGCGCAACAATTCACGCCAGTTCATCTGTGGCTCTGTCAGCTGTTGGATCAGTCGTTTGACACCTGCGGGCAAGTTGCCAGCACCGTCCACTGTGGCCGCTGCCGCCAGCATGGCTTCTTTGATCTCGTCCTTGATGGCTTGTTTGTCCTCGGCCGTCAACTTAGGACGACCCTTGCCTTCACCTTCCTGATCGCCATCACCATCTCCGTCACCATCCAAATGCTCGTCAATCAACTGATCCAGCAATTTGCCAATGTCGATCTTTTCGGCATTTTCGTACAAGGCATCGTACACTTCTTCTGAACTCATGCCGTCATACTTGCGATCATACAGGCAAGGCACTGACGTGATCTTCTCACCCACATTGTGCTTGACCAAGTCACTGTTCACACAATAGTCATTGGCAATGTTCCACAACTGTGGGTCACGATCACCGCGACGTCCAAAGTGATCATATACACAATGCAACACCTCATGTCCAAACAAAAACTCAATTTCTTTGGGACGCAACATCTCAATGAAGCGGGTGTTGTAATAAAAATTTCTGCCGTCTGTGGCGGCTGTGGCACACCACTCATCAGCATTGATCAGTTTCAAACGTGTTGCAAGATTGCCAAAGAAACTGGCTTTCAGCAACAGGCCCACACGGGCTGAAATCAATTTTTCACGTACCACTCGATCCAGTTTGGCATCCATGGGACCGATCAAGTTGGCAAATTTCTTTGCATCATCTTTGGTGGCAGTGGTACCTGCTGTGGCATGTAGTACGTCAGGGTTAAAATAGTGCATGCGATTCCTTGTTTGTTTCATACGTATATTATAACAGATTGTGAATTAATGGTCAATGTAGTACTTGAGTATTACAAATACTTTAGTATGAACCATGACTGTGCGGACTCGGTATAGAAGTCCAAATGCACTTGGTAATCATAGTGGTAGCCGGGTTGAGCTACCGTTGCAAACGAATCCATCACGCCACCCAGTTTGCGATGAGGTACCAACCCACGATGATCACGTGCGGTAAATCCCAGTTCACGCCGCATGATGTGCCGCATGCGTATGGCAGTGCCAAAATCTTGTTCCAAGCGGTCCAGCACCTGAGCCCAGTCATCGGGATTGTGAAAGATGATAAGATTCCGCTTGGTGGTTACTCGATAGGACATTATGCAGTGCCTGAATGTGTGAGTTCAAAGAACATGAGTTCCTTGTCCGAAGCCACGTAGATTCTATAGTTGCGGTACTCGGTGCTGTAGGCCCACTGTAGGTTTAGATCATCCGGTTGATGGCTCGAAGGTACCGTGTCATTGAGTTGGCCGGCAATCTCATTCTGTGTTCGGACATCTGTGCTCCAACCATATGTGCGATTGAACCAACGTCGAGCTCGATCAAACTCCAGCACACCACTGCTGTATGTGCCCTTGGGAAACTCAATGGTGTACCGGTAGATCTTGTGCCAACTGTGGCGACCGTCCAATTGAACAATATTATACATCATAGAAAAAGGGTGGCGCAGCCACAGCCCTTGCAGACTGCGCCACCCACCCCCATCAATTGGCTTGCAAAATGTACTTGCCGTAACGAGCATGGAACTCGTCAAACACCTTGATCTTGGTAGGCTGCATCGGCAACATGTATGTGGTCAACGCAATTCTAGCACCCAACACCACCAGTTCAGTTTCAAAGTTCTTCATCATGTATGCCAAAAAGTTATTGCTCATTTCATGGAACTCTTTGTCCGAAACTTTCTTCTGCTCAATGGCGTCCTTGAGTTCGTAGCACATTGAGATCACCAATGAATACATGGCTGAAACTTCTTTTACATTCAAGTCAGTGACCTTGCCACTCAGGATGTCTGTGGGCTGTGGCATCTTGCCCGATACCTTGCGGTGAGCCTTGAATTTCACAGCAAGACCCTCGCCCACAGTACCTGCAATCAGGTTCATTTCTGTGTCCTCGTCACATTCGTCTGCCAACAACTCACTCACAAAACTCCAAGAGCGCGGTGTGGCAAACGCACGTGAACTGGACTTGGCATCAAAATCGTACAAGTCCTGCTTGGCAAAACTCAAATAACCCACCACGTCTTTGTGGATGTTGTGTTTGACTGCCCACTCTTGCCAACTAGCAAAGTCCACACGCATTTCCTGGTGAACAAAACGATTTGCCAAGGGAGTCGGCATGCGGAAGGTGACACCCTTGTCACTTTCACGATTGCCTGCCGCAACCATCACAACATTGTCGGGTAACTTGTACTTGCCAATGCGTCGATTCAAAATCAACTGATATGCGGCACTCTGCACTGACGCTGGAGCCGAGTTCATTTCGTCCAAGAACAGCACCACCACAGGGTACTGGCTGGCAGTTTCTTCATCGGGCATTTCCACAGGCGGAGCCCAGTCCATCTTGCCTGAATCTTTGTTGTAAAACGGAATACCACGAATGTCTGTGGGCTCCATCTGACCCAGGCGTAGGTCAATCATTAAACCACCAAGTTCTTCTGTGATGCCAGCCACAACTTCGGACTTGCCGATGCCGGGAGGACCCCACAAAAACATAGGACGCTTTTTCTTAAAAGCATGCATGATGGATTTGCGAACTTGGGCACTGGTTACTGTACGTGCGTCTGATACTGCTGACATGGGCTGTTTCCTTTCGGGGG